GTTCGTGAATCGTTTGACTGGTGCGGAGCTTGGTGCTACGGCAGCTGCTCCTGACTTCACTGGTACTGTCAGCGAATGGTATGAGACTCTTGTCGAGACCATTAATGACGTGTCGGCTCAGATTCACAGAAAGACTCTCCGTGGTGGAGCTAACTTCTTGGTGACCTCACCTGAAGTTGCTAACATCCTTGAGTTCACTTCTGGTTTCCGTGCTAGCGTTACTGCTGATACTGATCGAGGTTCCGTTGGCGCTGTTAACGCCGGCAGCATTTCCAAGAAATGGGATGTTTGGGTCGACCCCTACTTCCCACGTAACTTGGTGCTTGTTGGCCGACGTGGCTCCAGCTTCCTTGAGAGTGGTTATGTGTACGCTCCGTACGTGCCGCTGCAGGTCACCCCGACGATCTTCGGTACCGAGGACTTCGTGCCCCGTAAGGGCGTGATGACTCGCTATGCCAAACAGATGGTCCGACCTGATATGTACGGCCTAGTTGTTGTACGTGGACTCCTTGGTGAGTCAGGCGCTAGCTAATAGTTAGATAGCCAATAAACTAACCCGCCTTGAGTTTTCTCTTGGCGGGTTTTTTATTTTTAAAAAACTATTTAATATAAGATGAAGAAAGTAACTTTAAATAGAATACAACACTTACTTGAGCGCTTTGATGATCGTACAGTCGATCTATCAAACGTAACATTAGCAGGTGACAAATTTGAATTGGCTCCAGGGCAAAACCCAGCCGCAGGCTATACTCGGGGTGGTACTGACGCTGGGGCTGCAGCTTCTAGATTAGATGCTAGTGTTGCAACAATTGTCGATGAACGCGGCAACACTATTATTGATGCATTGGGCGCCGGAGGCGGCGTAAGCAAGGGCCAATTTCAAGGTCATTCAGTAATAGCCAGAACCGGCTCTCTCTCTTACACAACATTGGTCGAACCATCTATTAAATCTGCAGATTGGCATGCTTCGACATCGCAATCATTTGTTAAGCAATACGGCATGTACGTACCAAATATTGGCATCACAGAAGCTGTCACTCTAGACCAAAATGATACTAACACAAATACTTTTACTTCCGGTGTTAATCTAACTAATTTTCAGACTGTAGGAAACATGGTTAAGGTAAAATTTGTCGGTTTTACATCAGCCGTGACAGGCACGCCCACTGCTTTAACTCTGATACCCGTCATGGCAGCTTCAGATGGCACGTCAGAAGTGCTGTCTTTGGCTACAGGATTAAATGTTGCGGCCCCGACGGTGACTACAATCTTTTGGGTTGAATTTATGATGTTCATCACGGCTGTCGGATCTAGCGGAGGAATAGCTACACATTATCATGGATATAAAGCTAGCGATGGTGCCACAAAAACAGCAGCCCCCAATAATTCCGTTGCTGTGAATTTTAGCACACAGCCTTATTTCTTTTTACGCAGTGATTGCGCTGCCGGCGCCGACGGTTCTAATCACGCCACTACAACAGGAATTGTTACTTACGAATTTTACGGGACTCCCTCTGCTTAATTAAAATTTTTATTTAACAAAACAGAAATAGTGAGTATAATGTATATTGACTAGAGAAAAGGAGATCACCATGTCAACCGAGCAAACAGTACAAACAACAAATCAGGCAGTGGACCTTTTGGTTCAAGCGGCGCGCCTAGCGCAAAATCGAGGCGCCTTTAATCTTGATGAGGCTTCTGTTGTTTCTCAAGCGGTGAGATTTCTAATCCCCCCTGCACCAGCAGCAGTCTCAGAAGAGGCAGACGTGTCAGAAGAAAACGTTGAAGAAGAATCAGAATAATTTAGACATTTAAGCAAACACATTACTATTTATAATGATTGATAAGGCAAGAAGCCTTTTTTAAAAGGAGAAAACGAACATGGCTAAATTAGGAAGATATTCAGCACAACGAAGAAAGATCCAGGATCTTGGAACGACCGCTACAACCATTACAGCATCCCAGTGCGGAACTGAGTTTCTTGTAAATCAAAACGGAACGGCGAACATCACTCATACCTTGCCCACCGTGGCGGACGCCGGCCCGGGCTGGTGGTGCGCGTTTACTCTCGCAACAGCAGTCGCCCACGACGACGCTGACGTAACGATTACAGCAGAAGGGGCAATCGTTCAGGGTTTAGAGGTGGGAGACACCGCCGCCGCCTTCGCCTCCATAACTAGTGTGGTGATTGAGGGCAACTCTGCTCAATTGGGTTTACGATTGGAATATTGGACGGACGGTACCGCTTGGTACGCGGTTTCTTTCGCTACCATCGACGCCAGTATCACAACCGCTTAAATTTTAACCTTAAATTTATTTTATCAACAACAAACCCCTTGCTCTTTTATAGACAAGGGGTTTTTTGTTATATCTATACTATTTATTACGTAACAAAGGAGACCTATAATGGGCAAACGCAAGAGAAGACTTCATAGTCCAAAATATGCTAAAAAATACGCCTCTGTGAGGGAGAGCTACGCCAGACTGCGAGATGCAATGCTCGCGGCAGACGCTGACGGCAAAGTAACCGCTGAAGAGTCACAAAAAATAGAAAGAATCAAGAAGCAAGTCGTTGACGAGGCTGTGGAAACAGTTATAAAAACTGCGGAAGAACTCGCTGTGCCAGTAATCGAAAAATCTAACCAGATTAAAGAAAGAGTGGCAAAAATTGTAGATTCAGTAACGCCAAAGGTTGAGCCATCGCCGAAAAAAGAAACTAAAAAGTCGACCCCGGCAAAAAGCAAAGCTACGAAAACCACAAAAAGAACTCGCTCAAAGAAAACCTCCAAGGCTTAATTCATATCTCCTAACTAATTATACTGATAGGAGACCGTATGAATGGCCAGCACAATTACAAGCGCGACAATGAAGGTGACCATAACTGAGCAGATTAATCTGAATGGTGCCGAGCAAGGTTCGAAAAACACACTGAATATTAGCGGCATAAAAGACGTATTTAAGAGAATAGTGACTATTGCAGCAGACGACGACGCCACAGTGCTGGTTTTTAAGTCGACGACGGCAACTGCAGACGGAGCACTGGACTTACAAAACGTAAAATATATCCGTGTGACTAATTTAGATGATTCCAACTCTGTTGGGCTATCTTTACAGTTAGATTCCGATGAGGATAACAGCGCTGCTAACGAGTCCTGCACTATTTTACTGGAAGCTGGGCGAAGCTTTATTATGGGAACACCGGACGAGGGAGTCCACGTCGACGATGATTCGGCTGGTATACTAGCTGCTTTGACTGATTTAGAAAGCATTATAGTGAATCCAGGAGCTAATGTTGGTACCGTAGAAATATTCGTGGCTAGCACATAAGGAGAGGAGTATATGGCAACACCAACATTATCCCCGGCTTCTGAAACAAGTGCTGTTATCTTAACATCGACGGGAAGTATCGCACTAGTCGGTCCTGGCGCGGGTAATTCATCACACTATCCGTTTGGCATGTACGCTGACCCGGATTCTGACCTATACGATGTAAATTTTGTTAATGGCGCCTCAGATCAGGTCGCATATGCCTATAAAAAATTAGGCGGCGATGTGCTCGATATCGAATTGACAACCGGAAACATATATGCTTCGTATGAGGAAGCGGTATTGGAATATTCGTATATTGTCAACGTACATCAATCAAAAAATATTCTTCATAGTTCGCTAGGAGCGGTAACTGGCACTTTCGACTCCGATGGTCAAAGAACGGACGCCTCTAAAGCGGATAATGTAGAGCTGAAATACCCTAGGTTTAGATTTGGATACTCAAAAAAACTTATGGACCACAATGCAACTCAGGTTAATGTTGGCGGTACGATACCTATTTATTCTGCTTCTTTCGCAACGACAAAGAGTGTTCAAGATTATGATTTGCAAGCGATAATTCAGAATAGTTCTTCTTTAGAGAACGCTCAGTTTACTGACAAAATCAATAACAGAAGGATCACGGTGAGAAAGGTCTTCTTTAAGACTCCGCATGCTATGTGGAGATTTTATGGATATTATGGCGGTATTAATGCAGTCGGTAACATGTCGACTTACGGAATGTATGCCGACGATTCGACATATGAGGTAATTCCTCCATGGCAGAACAAAGCTCAGGCCATGGCATACGAAGACGCGATATACACAAGAAATTCCCACTATTCGTACGAAATTAAGAACAACTGGCTGAGAATATGGCCCAGCCCAACTAGTATTTCCCCTAGAAAACTCTGGATTCAGTTTAGTGTTGACGACACCGCGCCGTGGGAAGAACAATCTGATAAAAAAGATGGCCTCGCGGGCGTTAATAATATGAACACGCTACCTCTAGCAAATATACCATATGCGAACATTAATTCAATTGGCAAGCAATGGATCCGCCGGTTTGCATTGGCTTTATCAAAAGAAACTTTAGGGCAGATCAGGTCAAAATTTGGTTCTATTCCTATTCCAGGTCAAGCGGTAAACTTAAATGGCAAAGACTTGGTTACGGAAGGTAAAGCCGAACAAAAAGAACTAAGAGAAGAGTTGCAGAAGGTACTGGATGAGTTAACATACGAGAAGATCACAGAACTGCAAGCTAATATGTCTAAAAACACAAGAGAGATTGTTTACCCGTTCTTTATATATCAGGGGTAGCTTAGATGCCTAATGAAAAAAACAAGTGGTCACAACCAAGCCAACCTCCGCCTCCTTTGTTTTTGGGCGAAAAAGAGCGCGATCTAGTCAAACAAGTCAACGACGAGCTTCTTGAGAGAGTCATAGGCCAAAGCATAGTATACTATCCCATTGATTTAGAACATACTAATTTCCATCCGTTGTACAACGAAGCAGTTGTTAAGAGCTTCTTATCGCCTGTAAGGGTTCATGCTTTGGTCGAATTCTCTGGTGAGGAAACGCGTACAGACAATTATGGCATTGACAAGATAACTAAAATCAAAGTGCACTTCCACAAGCGAAGGCTCACAGAAGACCAGAACTTGTTTGTAAGAGAGGGCGATTTTTTAGCCTATGGAGAGTCATTTTACGAAATTGTTAAATTAACTCAGCCGAAAGAGCTATTTGGCCAAGCCGACCGCCGAATCGCGGTCTCCGCTGAGTGTATTAAGGCAAGAGAGGGTTTGTTCGATGCCTCATAAACCAAACGAAAGAGATAAAGAACACCGCACACGTGATGTACCTTTTTATAAGTCAGAATTAGAAGATATTGATTACGCCTTATTCAGATTTGTTGATGAAAATTTAAATATTAGCACAAATACAAATAAAGGCTTTAAAAAGGTTCCTGTGGTCTGGGCAGGATCTGAGCGCGCCCATAGCATAAAAAATACCGACTTAGACCGTGACAAAATAGGCATGGTCAAATATCCAATAATTACAATCGAGAGAAGCAGTGTTAACAAAAACATCAAGAAAAGGACTATTCCGTACGCCCAGGTCGACCCCGTGGGTGATCTCAAGGGCGGCACAATCACAGTTAATAAAATAATAAACCAAAAGAAAACCTCGGCATATGCAAATGCTGATTCATTTAGGCTCCACAATCAAGAAAACTATCCTAGACATAAAAAAGGGCGTAATGATATGGTTCAAAATTCTAAAATAGTGTATGAAACCATAACTTTGCCTTTGCCAGTATACGTTGAACTGGGTTATAAAATATATCTGAGAACAGAATACCAAGAACAAATGAATGATCTCTTAACACCTTTTATCAGAGTATCAAATGGCCATAGAAGAATAAAATTAACACACAATAGAAATATATATGAAGCCTTTATAAATGAAGAATACACGATGACTAATAAAATTATAAATTATGAATCAAATGAGAGAATTTACGAAACTGTGGTCGGTGTCGAAGCTTTGGGCTACTTAATTGGTGATGGCAATAATCAAAAACGCCCTCGTGTTGTTCGTAGAGAGAACGCTGTCGACGTCCGCATTGCCCGTGAGCGAGTTATAATTGATACTGACGATGGTGAATTTAGATTTTAAAGGCCTTTCTCATGTGGCAATACTATTTATTTAAGAAAAAGTTCTAACAAGATTTGAACTTAAGTATACTTAAGGAGCGTAAAAAATGGCAGTTGATAAATTTAAGTTTGTGTCACCGGGTATTTTCATTGATGAGATTGATGAATCAGCCCTTCAACCACTACCCGATAGAATGGGCCCAGTCGTTATAGGGCGATTCCAGAAAGGGCCGTCGAATCGTCCAGTAAAAGTTGATTCTTACAAAGAATTCGTACAGGTTTTCGGTGCCCCAGCTCCTGGCACCGCAAAAGGCGATATTTGGCGTACGGGCGATCAAACCGCCCCTACCTACGCTGCATATGCTGCGCAGGCATGGTTAAAAAATAACTCTCCATGCACCGTTATTCGACTCTTGGGCAAACATCCCAGTGATGCTGCAGACACTCAGCTTGGTCGGGCCGGTTGGATAACAGACAACACACCGAATACTGACATTGCCCAGGCCGGCGGCGCATACGGCTTGTTTGTCATGCCTAACCCAGATGAATATACCGGTGGCTCGGAGCAAGCTGTTTACACAGACGCTATAGACTTTGCAAGTTACGGTACCAGTGACGATTTTACGATTAATGTGCCCGCGGCCGCAGGCGGCACTGGCACCACAATGACCATACGACTTACCGGCGCCGACGCCACAGGCGCGGCATCGACGAGCGCAACAGTTATCGCCATGGGCGTTAGCAGTACTCCGCCTCCCAGCGCAGGCACCGTTGCGGAGACTATAGTAGATGCAATAAATGGCTTCTTTGGTTCAGGCGGGGCATACAATCACAGCTTTGCATCAGCGAACACCGGGGTCAACACTGGCGTGGCCGGCGTGACTGCTACATTGAGCGGCACAACTAAAATTACTCTAACCGCAGATATCGCGGGCCAGGCTGGCAATAACATACAAGTTACTGACGGTACTGGGAGCCCGGCTACTACCGGTAAACTCGCCGGCGGCGGCGGCCCAGCCGTCACAGGCTCGCTAGCAGCTGTCTGGTATGTACAAGATGGAGCAGTTATTCTAACAGGCACTGCAAGAGACGGCAAGCAACGCGAAGGAGCTGCTGTGCTGATTAAGGCCGGCACTGGCCAGACTTTCACAGCCAAAGTTGTGCGAAACGGAGCTGATTCTTCAGACTGGACAGTTGACAAGACAGCGACGTTTGACTTCGTATCGACTTCAGAAAAATATATCAGAAAGGTCTTCAACACTGATCCAACCTTGACAAACGACGCACTATACTCCAGTCCTGATTTAAAATACCACTGGCTTGGGGAAACGTTTGAGACCCACGCTAGAAGCGAAATGTATGTTACTGGTACTGCAGTTTCTGCCGAGACAAACAAATTTTACGGTGTTATTCTAGGATTAAACGGTACCGGTGGCAGCACCGGCGCCGGCTTTGACTGGCATGATAGAAAGCGAACCAACGCAGCTGCCAACACTGGCTGGTTTATCTCACAAGATATTAGAGGAGAGGTCACGGCCGATGCAGCCAACGGCTTCGACCCCACCAACGCAGCTCACGCTGCCAGGTTATTCAGATTTCATGCATTAGATAGTGGAGAGAGCGGCAACAGAGATCTTAAGATATCGATCGAAGATGTCAAGGTGCCCACTGACAACTTCAACACTTACGGAAGCTTTACTGTCCTTGTTCGCCGCGGCACCGATAATGACAACAAATTAGAGGTTTTGGAGCGCTATAGCGGCGTGAATCTAGATCCTACGTCAACGAACTTTATCCGCAAGGCGATAGGAGATCGTCAATACAGTTTTGATGCTAGCACAAATGTTTTAACAGAGATAGGACAATATGCTAACAGATCTAAATATGTCCGTGTTGAAACATCTCCTGGCGTCGACGCCGGCGCTGGAGAGGGTCTGCATCCATTCGGCGTTTTCGGACCGGTCGTGCCGAAAACATTCCAACTATTGAGTGGCTCGGTAGCTGATGCCTTGAGCGATGATAGCGGCGCAGCAGTTAAAGACTACGTTATTGGTAGCGGTAGCACATTCCCTTCTGGCGCTTTTGCCGTGGGTCAGACTGTTAGCATGCCCACAGCCCAACTGGTTTGGCACGGCCCGATGGCCGCAGATAACCAATTTACTGCATCCTTGCGGTTTCCAACCCCAAGAGCACGCATATCTTCGTCTGAGGGCGGCCTAGTAAAAGCTAATAAAGCTTACTTTGGATATCAATCTAATTTGGTTGGCGCTAAAAAATATGATTACAGTAACCTGGACATGCTACGGGGCCGGCCCCTCGCTTTCAACAGCGGTGATGCGTCAGGCATAATTTCTAGCCCTGACGAATATCAGTACTCATGGGTGTTTACGCTAGATGATGTTAAACAAGCGACGGATGATACCAGTCATGCGGTCTGGGTAAGCGGCTCTAGAGCAGACGGTTCTTCCTGGACTGCGCAGTCGGGCTCAAACTATGTCGTTAAAGATCTAGGGTTCAACCGCTTCACTGCGCCAATGGCAGGAGGGTTTGACGGATTCGATGTTACAGAAAAAGATCCGCTTCGTAATTCTAGACTGCTCAATGGCACAGAGCTATCAAATTCTGGGTTCTACACTATCAAAAAAGCAATTGACATGATAGCGGATAGGGAGTTCCTTGAATTTGATGTTGCAGCAGTCCCGGGCGTAACAAATACTGGTTTGACAACAGCCCTGGTTAATGCATGTGAAGACCGCGGAGACGCTTTAGCAATTATTGACTTAAAGCACGACTACACGCCCCCTCACGACACGAACGTCACAGATAACGCTGAGTCTAGTCGACTTGGAAGCGTGTCCTCGGCGGTTAATGCCTTAAAAGATATGAATGTCAATTCAAGTTATGGTTGCGCCTTTTACCCTTATGTTCAGATTAAGGATACCGGATCCGATTCAATCTTGTACGTTCCCCCCTCTGTCGTCGCGCTGGGCACGTTTTCAAGTTCTCAAAAGAAATCGGCCGTCTGGTTTGCTCCGGCCGGATTCACGCGTGGAGGCCTTAGTGAGGGCTCTGCTGGAATTCCCGTCCTCGGAGTACGCAAGCGTTTAACAGCTAGTGACAGAGACGAATTGTACGATGCTAACATTAACCCAATTGCGTCTTTCCCAGCTGAAGGTGTCGTAATCTTTGGCCAGAAAACCCTGCAGGTAACTCAGTCAGCGTTAGACAGGATTAACGTGCGCCGCCTGCTGATTTATCTTAAGAAGGAGATTTCTAGAATTGCCTCTACAATTTTGTTCGAGCAAAATGTACAGGCAACATGGGATAGCTTTACTAGCCGCGTTAACCCGCTCTTGGAGGATGTTAGGGCAGCTCAGGGATTGATGGATTTTAAAGTTGTTTTAGACAACACAACAACAACAGATGAACTAATCGATAGAAATGTTATGTATGCTAAAATCTATCTCAAGCCAGCCCGGGCGATTGAATTCATCGCCCTAGACTTTATTATTACTAGGTCTGGCGCCTCATTTGATGATTAAAAATATTATACAACACTATTTAAAGGTGTGATCACACAGATTTTTTAGGAGACCAATAAAAATGGCATTTTTTTCAGAAACAAGCTTTCAGGCAAAAAGAAAGTTTCGCTGGACGGTTAATTTCGGAATTACTGGAGGAGATATGGTCTTCATGGCTAAATCAATCAATAAACCGTCCTACACCATGGAAAGCACTCCTCACAGATTTTTAAATCATGAATTTAAATATCCAAATATCGTCAAGTGGGAGGATATTAGTGTTACTTTTGTTGACGCGGTCGACCCAAACACTGGATCTAGGTTCTACAGTCTCTTAAAAAATACAGGTTATACACAACCCGACACTCAGGGTATGGCGTTTACCGGTGGCATCACAAAAGGTCAGTCTGTTGCTGCACTCGGCGAAATTACTATTAGGCAGCTTGATGGTGGCGGTGTTGACGTTATTGATCCCAAAGCTGATAATAACCCGCTAGCTAATGTTAATGTCATCGACGAATGGGTTTTAAAAAATGCTTTTATAAATTCGGTTAAGTTTGGCGAGCTAGCGTACGGCGAAGATGACCTGGTAACTATTGAAGCTGTTATTTCATACGATTGGGCTTACTACTACCTTAAAAATGCGCCCTACGTAATAGACTGATATATTAACAAGAAGAGGTTAAGATGAGAAATAATCAAAAGCGCTTGGGCCCGGGCCCTGAAGCTTCTGATGTTGTTGCGCCGATGGTGGCTAATCCACCGTTGGCCTATGTGGTACCAACAGAATTTGTTGAGTTGCCCTCGCGAGGCAGGTTCTACCCAAAGGACCACCCTCTACATAATCAGGATACAATTGAAATTCGCTACATGACGGCGAAAGAAGAAGATATTTTGTCTTCTGCCGTTCTAATTAAGAAAGGGCTAGCTATTGAGCGGTTGCTTCAAAACCTGGTAGTTGATAAAAACATCGATACAAAAAGCATGCTTGCCGGCGATCGCAGCGCGATTATGATAGCCGCTAGAATATCTAGTTACGGCGCCGCCTACGACACGGTGGTTACATGTAATTTTTGTGATGAACAAAGTGATCTTATGTTTGATTTGTCGAACCCTGAGTTAATCGGCGAGTGTTTCAACGAAGCTTATCTAAAAGAGAACAGTGTTGATTATGACGAGGAAGAAGGTACATTCAAGGTCATCCTCCCAAAATCCCAAGTCGCTATTGGCTTGAGGATGTCAACCGGCTATGATGAAGTCAACCCTCTTGAAGAACAGGGTAAGGAAGATAGCTTGGTTACCAATATATTGAATACTTTGGTCGCCTCTGCCGATGGTCATTTTGATCGGTCGGTGATTTCACAATTTATCGACTCTATGCCAGCTGCCGATTCAAGATATATAAGGACTATATACTCTAAATTGGTTCCCAGTGTTAATATAACACAGGATTTTTTCTGCTTGGAATGTGCCTCAAAAGAGGAAAGAGAGGTAGTCCTGTCGGCGGACTTTTTTTGGCCTAAATGATGCATATATGGAGGCCGTTTACGAACAAATCTTTGTCCTCAAGCATCATGGAGGGTGGAGTTTTATAGAAGCCTATAATCTTCCAGTTGGTCTTCGACGTTGGTTTTTGGACAAGTTGAAGGAACAACTTGAAGTATCATAAGGCCTCTTCGACGCTCAAATAGCAGAAGAAGTTCTAGTAAGGACCCCCGATGGGTCCTTAATTTTTTCTGGCATACTATTTATAATGCAGCGCGTTTTAAGATAAGGAGGGTGTTGGCAAGTGAGTAGTATACCTAGGAGCCCCGAAGAAGTTAAAGAACTGGCAGAGGCTATTGAAGCAGCTCGTACGAGCGCCGAAGCGTTGACCGCTGAGCAAGCGCGCATGGTCGAACGAGGCCTGGAGCTTGAAGCTTCTATGGAACGTAACCGTACAGCATACAGTGAACTTCTACGTCAGGAAAGTCGACGTCTTGAGGCAATGAAAAAAACTACCGGCAGCACGGCGACCGAAATCAACGCCCTCGAAGACAAGATCGCCAAGCTTCGGGAAGCTAGAGCATTGCTTAAGCAAATGCATGACGAAGAAAAGTTGCAGCTTAAAGAGGCTGAAGAAGCGAAGTTTAAGGCGCGCAAAAAAGAATTAGAGCGCACCAAAAAATATGTTAAGACGTCTAGCAAAACAGTGAAATCGGCCATGGACAAAGATACCAAGGATCTTATCGGAACAATTCAAGGGGCGGCCGGCAAAGCTGTGGATACTATATCCTCGCTGGTCACCAATGTTAGCCCAATGCTACAGGTTCTTTCTGCTTTTTTCCCCAAATTAACCATAAGAAATCTTTATGAGAACATGGCTAGCGAATTAAAGGGGATGGAAGGCGAGATTAAAGGTGTCGTCAAGCGCACGGGCATATATACAAAAGAATTGGATGATAATATAGCAGCTGCTATGGATCCTGATGGCGCCATTAAAGACCTTAGGGTTAATTTTGCCGGCTTGCGCGAACCAATGAGGGAGCTTGGGTTAGTGTCCAAGGAAACTGCTCCCGCCCAAGAAGCATTATTAAACAACTTTTCCAAGTTTAGGCCAACTTTTGTTGAGGCCAACCGAGCCTTAAGCATTGTTACCGTTAATATGGTTGCCGGCCTAAAAAAGTTAGGTGCCAACGAGGTCACAACAGCTAAACTTTTAGATCAGTTCAACAAGGCCTTGGGCGAAACGCCCGAGCAGGCATTGGACACCACCATGCAAATAACTTCGATGGCCAAGTCTCTCGGCGTTAATCTGGGCCAGGCGTTTAAGGATTTAACGGGCTTAATGCCTACCTTAGCGCAATTTGGATCCCGCGTTGTAGAAGTTTTTGGGAAGATGAAAGCAGCAGCGCTGGCAACGGGGATTGAGGTTAACAAATTAACTCAGTTTTCTATGAAAATGGATAAATGGAAAGGCGCCGCAGAGGCAGTGCAGAGATTTAACGCGGTACTTGGTGAAACCGCGGTCGACGTAGCAGAAGTCTGGCGCGCCGATCCAAATAAAAGAATTGACATATTTGTTAACGCCTTCAAGCGCGCTCGCGGATCGATCCACACTGAAAATCGAAGGTTCATACAAGAATTATCCGAGGCGCTACCTGCAGGCGGTGATACTGAATTTACTAGAAGATTGTTCGGTAGCCAGAAAGAGCTTGGATTAATTAAGAAAAAATTAGATCTTACCTCGATGAGCAACGAAGAGCTGGAAAAAATGGTACTTACTTCTAAAACTTCGATTGAGATGCTCAATAGGGCAATATCGAGACAAGGGATGGGTTTCAAAAGAATTATAGATAAGACTCGCGGCTTCGCTGTCAAGGCTGGTAACCAAATTACTGCGTCGTTCAAGACAATTCATAAGAATGGTAAGTCCGCGCTAGAGTCGTCACTGGGTATCGTCGCCGCGTTTAGGTCTGCGATTGGTCTGGCTGGTAATCTTGGCATTGCTCTAGCTCCTGTTGCAACTAAAATGAAAGCTGCCCTAGGTGGCTCCTTTCTCCTGGGCGGTGGTTTGGACGCTTCCGGTGGCTTAACCGAAGCAGAACTGGAGAAGTTGAAGCCAGCCGAGCGCAAACGTCTTGGGGACCTTATAAAAAAAGCCCGCAGAAAAGCCGCCGCCGCCAAGCCAAAGGCTCCGAAGAAGCCCCCCACGCCAAAGAAGCCGGTGACACCCTCAACGCCGATAACATGTCCCACCGGCTTTAGAAAGAATGCGGACGGCACCTGCTCACCCGTCACCAGCGGCCTACCCGGCAGCACGCCGGGAGACGAGGGCAAGGTTGAAAAGACCGCCATTATCAACATGTACGCGAAAATAGATACAAAGGATATCAAGGCAGATGTATTAAGGGTCATTGGATCAGAATTTCGAATTGAAAGAGGCGGCGCCGCAGTGTTTAGCGCTGCGTAGCGCACTGGATAATTTACAATATTGCAAGTGGAGATTTTAAAATATGGCAAGGTTTTTTCAATATGAAATAGCGGCTCACGCGGGGCAAAGGGACCGGTTTAAAAACTTAGAGTTTAAAAAGGGAAATTTCGAAAACTCTCTTGGCGCCAGGCAGGGCACATTATTAGAGATAATACCTGTGCACGTAAAGAATCCTCCTGTGATAAAGTTTATATCTTTTATTACCGCGCTATCGGATAATTATGCCCCGGAATACTCGCAGCAACAGCCGTTTGGTCGACCCGATCCTTACTATATTTGGAAATCGTCTCGTAGAAGCATTTCTCTTACTTGGTCTATTCCCTCTTCTTCGGAGACGAATGCCTTAGACAATATGAATAATTTGAGCTGGTTCTTGGCTTCACTTTACCCAACTTACAAGGAAGCAGACCAGGCCAATTCAATAGCCGCCTCTCCTTTATTCAGGGTCAGATACGCAAACTTAATTTCATCACCGACACAAGATGGTCAAGGGATCTTATGTACTATTACAGGTGTAACTGTTACTCATGATACTAAGTCTGGCTATATAGCAATTGATCCGGGAGGGTATACTAATTCTGCCGCGGCCGCAAAACAGGCTATAAAGGAAGCCGGCTTTGAAGCCAATATCAAACATAGCACGGTGTTGCAGGTACCCAAAACAATGACTATCAGTTGCACTCTAAATGTTATACATGACCATCCGCTTGGCTGGGATGCTTCCACTGGAGAGTGGAGGGGCCGCCGCTCAGGCCAAAATTACCCATATTCAGTCGGACTTCAACGCGGCCCAGGTGCTGCCGCCGGCACCCCCGGCAAGCCTTTCGTGTCGACACCGGGCGACACAGCTTCAAAAGTAGCTGAAGCCCGCGCATCCGAGCTAAATAGATAACGTGAAAGAAGAGGAGAACTAGGAAATGAGATATCACAAACAAACTATTTTTTATAATAAAAATGAAGCTTATAAGCGCTTTCTAAAGAGCCGCGGCCTAACACAAATTACACAATATGATACTCCTAAGTTTCGGAATCCCACTGCTAATGAAATTATCGATTTAAATACTATAAATCATGTATGGAAACACGGTGACCACTATTATAGGTTGGCGGAGCAATATTATAGTGATGCAACAAAATGGTGGGTTATCGCGCTTTTTAATCAAAAGCCTACAGAGTTCCATATAGATTTTGGCGAAATAATTTTCATACCAACTCCCTTGGAATCTGTCATGTATTATTTGGGTTATTAGGGGTTTTATATGGCTGACACTACAAGCACCCTATCTGTCGGCGCCGTCGACGAGGCCGGCACTGATGAATCAGCAAGTCCCGGCGCGGAAACAGTAGCCATTCGCGAAAAAAAGACCTTCAATGGTACCGAGCGGAATTATACTAATTTAGAGCAACAATTGTTGGTGCAAAATATAGATAAGGTAACCAGTTACCACACTGCCAACAAAGATCTCTTTGCCTACAGGACTTTTAGGCAAATCGACGGAGACAGCTCAAGTTTAATTAACAAATTAAAAGGCCTGCCAGATCTGAGTATTTTTCACAAAATTAAAACATCAACTTTATCATTGTTGCGCCCTAAATTAAGAATTTTTAAGGTACATTACGCGGAGTTTAAACCAGATGCCAACGGTGTTATCTCAGAATCAACCGTGACTCGGCTTCCAGTACCTGTTTATAAGGAGTTTAAATTTTCAGATAATTTTGGAATTGAAACCGCTGCGTCGGTGCAAGATTATTTAAAATACGAAGGCACAAAGCCTTCTTGGCGTAATGTGGGCCTTGAATCTTTTGCAATGCAAATATACGGTGAAAGCCAGGGCGCCCTAGAAGATAACATGTTATGTAAGCTTAAACTGACGTTCAAGAGTTTGAAAGATCTAACTGCCCAGCCACCTGGCGAACCTTCGCCGGAAAATGGTGGATTGCGGTACGCAGATTTAATTATTGCTCCTGGCACCCGCGTCGACGCGGAGACTGAAGTGTATAACCCGAACCACTATCAACTTAAGGTTTTAGTTGGGTACACAGCTCCAACTCGCGAGCAACTAGCCGGCTTAAATTTAACATCATCAGAAATAAGAGAACTGTTAAAAATAGAAAAATATAATGTAATGTATTCTATAGGTTTGTCGGATTATACTTTTGAAATTCAAGACGACGGCCAAGTATCGCTGACCGCGGAATATCGTGGATGGATAGAGTCGAGTTTTGGTAGCAGAACAGCCAACATATTTCAAGATAATTTTGAGATCAATGAACGAGGTGACTACAAGCCTTCGGATTCAGTTGACGCCAATTGGAGTACTGACAAGGTTTATGAGCTAAATCCTAGAATTAATTCAATTCACAAAGGCTTGAATTCCGGCCCGGGCCTCGATTACGATGCAGCCGAGGCTCTGTTTAGGAGACTCGTGGCCAACAATAAAGCTTTTTCCGATGTTTATGTGGAACTCACAAGAAACCATAAAACGGGCGGCTGGGTAAAAACAGCAGACGGGGTAGAACTTAAGGCTTCGGAAAGCGCAGCTGCAGCATTCAAATGGATGAGAAATAAAAAAAATGTCAACAAGATCTTCGCCCGGCTAAGACAGAAGGTTGGGCTCTTTGAAACGAAAATATTTCGAACTTTTACCGATAATTTAATAGAGGGGAACCCATCGGAATCGAACGGAGTGGGCACACGCCTCTTTTGCGCGAAAGTTGATCGGGCCGAGGTGATGAAGGCGCTAGGCATTTTATTTATTAATGATGAGGAAGAAGACGAGTTAAACACTGCCAGTGTTTCAGAGCAAGATATAATAGAGAGCACTACCATGGCTTTAAACATGGACACAACCAGTTTTAAGGTCGGCCGTTGTTCGGATGTGCAGGAGCAATCTATTAAAGTCACTAGTGATACTGCTGAAAGAATACAAAAAACACTGCAGCCCGCGTCTTCTGGGGACGACGTCCCCGACGAGAGTAACGATGTTCAGAATACTTCAATTTTTAATTCGAACCCTGACAATTATAAATTTTACTATATTTACGCGGGGGATGTCATTGAGCTGGCATGCAGGAATGCCGGCTTGGAAGTGCTGCCATTCCAAGCTTATAAAATGACTTCTGCGCCAGCCCCCTTCAAGAAACAGGGTTACAAGACCAACAACAAAGCTGATGTTAGTTATACTTTAGCTGATAAGAGAATTCTTATCGGCCCTCTGGAGTATATAAATGAGAGAGGAAAAATAAAACAAATTAACCTGGCTCAATTTCCTATTTCATTTAATTTTTTTAGAGCCTGGTTTATTAATACAGTGGTGCGCCGCAAATATACACAAATGCCGGTATTAGAATTTTTAAAACGATTTATAGATGAAGTTGTTATCGTGGGCATGGGCGCCGGTATGACAGACTCTATTAAAGCCGATAACTCAATACCATATATGACGCCGCTAACTTTACCGGGCAAGCAGAAATCTGGCACTGTGCGCGCCCACGGCAGAGATGTATCTTTTTTCGAGGAGCTTTTGCCAGTCGAGCCCAGACTTGATACCTCTGGCGCGCTATTTAATTTAAATTATTATAGAAAAATTAACGAGATATCATCGTCAGAAACGATGGTGCGCACTTCTTTTGACTATTTGCTGTTTCATATCGCCGCTCATTCTTCTGATTCTATTAAAAATCGAACAGGCAATCCGGTAGAAGATATGAAAGACGGTATTTACCATTTTAGTATAGGCTCCGATAGGGGAATCTTAAAGAAAGTGACTTTTGAAAAGGTTAATATGCCCGGTCGCCTGGGGCGCCTCGACGCAGAATCGAGGGCGAATAACCGACAATCTCTACTTCAGTTCCCGTTCAACTCGGATGTCACGCTGGTCGGCGCCCCAATATTCAGCCCGGGCATGTATTACTATGTTAATCCGAGCTTGCTAGGTCTTGGGAACCCAAGAGATGCTAGCGCGCTCGCAAGTGACCTAAGTCTTGGCGGATACCATGCTGTTCAAAGGGTGGACTTTTCTATCACGAAAGATCACTATGAAACTACGTTAAGAGCAAAACGGGTTGGCGGCGCCGCCAAAATCAACGGAGGATAAGATATGCCAGCACGCCCAGTAGAAGCGATGTTTAACACTAGAAATAATATGAATAAGCTCATGGAGGGTCAGTTTAATCCGACCACAAAACATTTTGATCTCCATAGGAAACAATTGCTATATGGAAGAATCGATCGCGCCGGCGATGCTGTCTTGATTAACGGGCCCTTGGAGCAGATACACACTGGCCGCGGCATTACAGAGTTCGCGGTTGATTTTGTCTGTGAAGCTTTCAAGGATTTGCAGGCCTTTTACCAACGTCATATTGTCTCGAAACAGGCTGACGCCACCAGTCTTTTCGGGCCGACATTGAGGGTTGCCAAGGCTTGGCGAAGTGGGGATCCCCTCTATGAATATAACGCATATATGTCCAAAATTTACACGACGTTTGTCCAAGATTACCTTAATATTAACCGCCGACACGAGAAGATAAAGAATTTTCATGACTTTACGAAAGAGTTTTTTAATTTTATGCTTGACAACGCGTATTATTTTCCTATAACAAAGACTGGCTTCGTTTTATCATATCACTGCTCTCCGTTCGCTAGCGGTTTAATGATAGAGGTTGCAAAACAAAAACATGGCACCCACAACAATGCGGCTGTGTTTAAATATGCGACCGACCCAAATTATGAGTCCGGTTTGATCATTGAGATGGCAAAAAAATTTGGCTTTATGATGGATATTAACGCACCATGGCGGATGGTTTTTAACATAGCTTCCGGCTACGCATCCATGGCCGCCTCCGGCGCCAATACCGGCGGCCGCAAATATATGGAAGACTTCGGCGTCAGCTTCGAAAATATATTTGATTATTATTATGAAAAAACACATCTACAAGAGATAGAAAATTTGCAAAAAATCATGTATAACAGCTACGAGTCTTTCTATAAGCAATTTAGTACGTACGAAACTCTTAGATATCATGGCACGCCCGGGGAAGACTGTTCGTCATTGACAATTGTCAACGAAAGGAGTGACCGCGAGCCACCGCCGCCTAGCCTAGGCCCATTGGCAGAGACGGATGAATATTTTTTAAAAATGGTCTTGGTGTTACGGTTGGCTGAAACAGAACGCAGCATGAGCACGAAAAATATATCACCCCAAATAAAAAAAATTATTTATCATTATCGTAATTATGGCAAAAACGCCGCTCTGGATTATATTAATGAATTGACTAAGGGCCTAAGTGTTACTAAGTTTAATAGAAGAGGCAAGTATTGGTATGGCGTAACTCTACGAGAGCATGAAAGCAGAAAAGCAATTGCCAAAGAAAAGGCCGCCGATCCTAGCATCGCGAACTATGTTTTAACAGGCACCAAAAATAAGCCGTAGCGAGAGGTTTTTTGTTATTTCAAACACTGGACAATAAAAAAGAGTGTTATGCTATATACTGCGATAAGGACTTTTATTATTATCCTAATAAACTGGACTTGACGCATACGTGGTCGTATACTCCTCATTTTGAGAATAAAAAAATTGAATATGCTAATATTTGGTGCACCGGCGCGAACCTAGACAGCGCATGCCCAGAACATCTTAAAGAAGACTGGTCTAGAATAAATAAAAAGGCAAGAGCTTATCTTACTTCTTTTGATGAGGCTAGGATAAATCTAGACGATATTTGTTTTTACGACGCTGTGCCTAGAAAATTTTTAGTTGAGTATTGTGATTATAAAAACCAGATTACCGACTGGGTCTTCCACCATTACAAAAAACCAAAAAATTATGATTTTTTAAATGAGCTGGTAATTTTCTTACACAAGCTAGGGCGCCAAGAAATGAATTTGCAAACCACAAACCTGGATTTTATTAATCCAAAAGTAAGAAAAAGCTTTGATAAAATTAAGAATTCAAGTAATCGCATTATATACGACCCATGGGTGACCGCAACTGGCCGGCTCACAACAACGCAAAACAGTTTCCCTATCCTAACCCTGAACAAGGAGCTGCGCCACGTTCTAGCTCCCTGCAACAACTTATTCATGGAGCTGGACTACAATTCGGCCGAGCTGCGAACCTTTTTTGGCCTTTCGGGCCAAGATCAGCCGGCCGAGGATATACATGCTTGGATTAACAGTACCATATTCAACAACAAATATACGCGGGAAGAGTGCAAAAAGAAGGTGTTTGCATGGTTGTACAACCCCAAAGCTAAAAATGCAAAATTAAATAAATATTTAGATCGCGATTCGCTGCTCAATAAACTCTATATTGACGGCCATGTGGAAACCCCATATCAAAGAAGGTTGAACGTATGCCACAGCAAAGCGCTGAACTATCTAATCCAGAGCACAACAAGTGATTTATTTTTAACATCTGTCCTGAAGGTTGATAAAATGTTGAAAAACAGAAAATCTTTTATCAGTTTCTGTATACATGACAGCTTGGTAATAGATTTTCACAAAAGTGATCGGTCTTTGGTAAACGAAATATTGAAAATTTTTTCGGCTACAAAATTTGGAGATTTCAAGATCAATTTGAGCATTGGCAATAACTTCGGAAATATGAAAAAAGTACTATGAACATAATTGGTTTGGGAAATGCTGGCAGTGAAATAGCAAAGAATTTCGAAATTTATAGCCAGTATCGGGTATTTTGCATCGATACCGAAAATAACGGGTATCCCACCTTTATAAAGATTGAATATCAAAATTCTCATGAATCCTACGAAAAAAACTACAAAGAATTGAATTTGCCTGGCATCGCCGGCCCCACGACTCTTATCCTGAGCGGCGCCGGTAATATAAGCGGCGCCGCACTGCGGCTGCTAGAGCAACTTAAGGCATGCCCTATAACCGTTATTTACGTAAAATCGGATCCTGGCCAGCTGGCCAGTGAGGCTAGGACAAGAGAGAAAATTACTTTTGGAATTTTACAACAATACGCTAGATCCGCTTTGCTTGAGACCTTATATATTGTCTCTAACAAGGAAATTGAAGAGGTTGTTGATAATCTAACCCTAAAGAACTATTGGCAAGACATAAATAATGTTATTTCTAGCACTTATCATATGTTAAACGTGTATGAAAACACAGAGCCACTTTTAAATACATCTCCGCCTCGTGGAGAATCATCTAGAATTGGCACGTTCGGTGTCGTCGGATATGAAACAAAAGAGGAAAAACTATTCTACAAATTGCAATATCCCAGAGTAAAGAAATACATTTATGGCATAAACGACGATCTGACGGATAACGATAAAAATCTTCTCCACGGAATACGAAGCTTCGCAGCTAGCCAAAAAGAAGAAAAAAATGAAGTAGGCTTTTCGATATACACGACGAGTTACGAGTACAACCATATATATGCGATTTATTATGCTTCTTGTATACAAGAACAAATATTAGAATAAGTGTTTTACTTCAAATTTTAAGTTATTATTTTATTAATAACACAGAAGCCAGCCGGGATATTAACTGGCTGTACTATAGCTAAATGCAAAAAGGAGATTTATCATGGCTTTAGATTTAGAGAAAATGAAGGCAAAGCGCGATGCCTTGGAAAACCGCGGAAATGGAAAGAGCGTCTTTTGGCGCCCTGAAGACGGAGAACAAACAATCCGTATTGTTCCGACCCCTGACGGAGATCCATTTAGGGAATACTGGTTTCACTATAACCTAGGAAAGAACCCGGGCTTCCTGAGCCCAAAGAAGAACTTCGGCGAAGACGATCCGTTGAACGATTTTATCCGCCAGCTGTATAAGGATGGATCTGACGAATCTATTAAGATGGCCAAGAACCTTTCGGCGCGCCAACGATTCTTCACGCCTGTCCTCGTACGTGGCGAGGAGGACCAAGGTGTGCGACTATGGGGCTTTGGCAAGACAGCATACAGAGAATTGCTTAATTTGGTTCTCAACCCCGAATATGGCGATATCACCGATACTGATGAGGGTACCGATCTTACGCTTAACTATGGTAAGCCCCCCGGTGCGCAGTTCCCTCAAACTACGATCACGCCCCGTCGAAAGTCGTCGCCTCTATCTGCCTCAGAAGAGCAAATTGGCCAATTGCTGGATCAAATTCCTGATTTTGGAAGTGTTTTCGATCGAAAGACGCCGCAGCAAGTTCAGGCTATGCTAGACGAATTCCTCCTGGGGGAGGATGACGCCGAAGAAGTATCTTCAGAGTCGACTAAATATAGTGGATCTGGCAAGAGCACGGTTGACAAGGCCTTCGAAGAGCTTTTGGCCTCTTAGTCCTCTACCGCAGGGAGGCCTGGGTTTACAGAGGTCTCAATTTTTCACACACACAGGAGTTTATTATGAGTGAAAATAACAGAAGTGGATATGAAATCCGCGAAGGTTTACTTGGCTTGGCCAAGGATATTTGTGAGCAAAATGCGCATATGCGCTTTGAGCAAACAAAGCAGTGGAGCGAGGTGACGACGGAAGAAGTCATTCGTGAAGCTGAAAAGCTTTATCAATTTGTACAGACGAAGTCCTGATTGATAACCGCAGGGAGGCCTGGGTTTACAGAGGCCTCAACTTTTAAAAAACGAGGATTATAATGGCAAAGAAGGCAAAAAAGCTAGGTCGCCTAAGTATCGGAGAGATGAGGAATCTCATCAATAAGAAAGCCGGCGTCGAGGTAGCTTTCGATCTGACAAAAGAGAATCCCACGCAGGTCAAAGACTGGATCCCCACCGGATCTCGATGGTTAGACAGCGTTATCTGTCGTGGCAAGCTAGCCGGCATCCCAATGGGCAAAATTGTAGAAATCGCCGGCCTCGAAGGCTCCGGTAAATCATACATGGCGGCCCAGATCGCCGCTAACGCTCAGAAGATGGGCGTCGACGTTGTATATTTTGACGCCGAATCGGCAATTGATCCGGATTTTCTGTCTTCCGCGGGATGCGACGTCGACAACCTTCTTTATTTACAGCCTCCTAGCGTCGAATACGTCTTGGAAACTATAGAGGAACTGTTAGGCTCGAACGACAACAAAATGTTATTTATTTGGGACTCTCTCGCACTCACGCCTTCTGTCAGCGATGTGCAGGGAGACTTTAACCCACAATCGTCAATGGCGGTTAAGCCTAGAATTTTAGCTAAGGGCATGTCTAAATTAACTGTGCCAATCGCCGCCTCAAAGTCGACTTTCTTGGTACTGAACCAATTGAAAACCAACATTACCAATAATGTAGCCGAAGCAATGACCACGCCCTATGTAACTCCCGGCGGCAAAGCAATGCACTATGCATATTCTTTACGAATCTGGCTGACAAAGAGAAAGGCAAAGGCTTCTTTCATTATCGATGAAAACGGTTTTCGAGTCGGATCAGAGGTGAAGGCAACACTTAAGAAAAGCAGGTTTGGCACAGAAGGACGCCAATGCACGTTTAAGATTCTTTGGGGCGCCAACGTCGGTATTAAGGATGAAGAGAGCTGGTTTGAAGCCATTAAGGGCTCCGACAGCTTAAAACAGGCCGGCGCATGGTACAGCCTAGTATACAAAAACGGCAAGGAAGAGAAATTCCAAGCTGCCAAGTGGTTAGACAAATTAAAGAACCAAAAATTTAAAGATCGGGTGCTTGAAATAATGGATGAAGACATCATCATGCGCTTTGAAAAGAAGGAAGGGAAGGCGAAAGATTTTTACGATATCGATCAAGAGTCCTAATGTTACTCTTTATGTTCCTCATTGTGGTGTTTATATTAATATCATATGAAAACGAGATTTAAAAATCACACTTCACAAGTCGGCTTTCAAGTCGAGGAATCTAAAAAAGTCAAAAGATACTTTGGATTGGCCAAGAATGTTGCTTTCGGTAGCGATTACGGCAAGATCCGCCACGGCGCCCTCTTAGTGAAGGGCGGCTCGGTAATCAATACTTGTTGCAACAAAGACAAGTTTTGTTCTTTTGGTACACGTTTCCGCGACCCCGCTCGTGGCCACGCAACAATACACGCAGAATTAGGCTGTATACTAGGCGTCGACCGAGCCACAACATCGGGAGCAGACATATACGTCTGCCGTGTTAACAGGAGAGGTGAATTTCGTAACAGCAAGCCATGCGCTATGTGCCATGACGTGCTCAAATATGTTGGCATCAAAAGGGTTTATTACACTACCAGCGAAGGTACTGTTGAAATGTACAAATTATAAACTATTTACTGTACGGAGGCTAGAAGCATGAAAGACAGTATTAAGAAATTAGTGAGAGAGTACCTTTACGAGCAGCTCTACGAAGCGGAGTGTATTCTGAGATCAGATTCAACCAAGAATTTCACAAAAGTTACTGATAATTTACGAGGCGTGTGTGGCATAACCGTTGTTACAATCGCCGGCCCAGCTGAAGCAGTTAGAGGTAGCACTGGCGTTGAAAAATCAAAATTAAAAGTAAAATTTTTTCAGACAGAAGCTAGCATGAAGAAGCAGCTAGCTAGAATGCAACTCGATGCAAAAAAAATTGATGGGATATACTCGTTTATACCTGTTAGATGGAATAAAGTAATTAGTAGAATTTATAGACCAGATGGCCCTACGCCACGCATGGTCGCGGAAGAATGAGGTAAGGATGCATGAAAATAAGAGAATAGTAATTATTGATCAACTAAATCTTTTTTTTCGTAACTACATTGTCAATCCTAGTTTATCGGTTAATGGTAACCCTATTGGGGCGCTAAAGGGATGTTTCCAAAGCATTCAAAAAATCGTAAGAGAATCTAAACCAGATATGATTGTGGTTTGTTGGGATGGGGAGGGAGGTTCGAAGAAAAGAAAGCTTTTAAAGAAAGATTACAAGGCCGGCCGCAAGCCAATCAGGCTAAATCGAGACATCCGTAATATGTCGGAACAGCAGGAAGTCGAAAACAAGATATGGCAGCAGACGCGGCTAATAGACTACTTCAACCAAACGCCGATTGTTCAGTTTATGTTTCCAGGCACCGAGGCAGATGACATTATCGCATATCTGACACAATTAAAAGAACTATCAAGCTGTCAAAAGCTGATAGTATCGAGCGATAAGGATTTCTACCAACTGTTGGATATGGAGACAGTGTTATATAGGCCGGTGCAGAAACAAATCTTGAACCAGAAAGCCATCGTCGATCAGTTTGATATCCATCCAACAAATTTTGCTCTTGCCCGGGCTATGGTTGGTGACAAATCAGATAACATCGATGGTTTAGACGGGGTGGGGCTGAAAACAGTTTCGAAACGTTTTCCATTCCTTAGGAGTCATGAATCGGCAACACTTGAAAATTTATACGATTATTGCACCGAGATGTTATCTGAGTCCAAAGCGAAAGTGTATGAAAAGGTTCTTGAAAATAGAAGTCTGGTCGCAAGAAACTATCAATTGATGCAGCTATACTCACCAATTTTAAATATAGGCGCCAAAAAGACAATTCGTGAAACCATGAGAAACCCAGATTTCTGTTTTAACAAGACCGGTCTAATAAAAATGATGATGCAGGACGGTTTTGGTGAAATCAATTTTCTAGAACTTTTTCAGCATTTCAATAAAATCTCCGTAGACAATCAATAGATCGTAACTAAAATATTATTATTGGAGAATAATATGACTAAAGAGATAGACTTCTCAAGATATGGGAAGCAATTTCAGGAATCTCTTGCACAGATGATCCTGGAGGACAGGCCATTCGCAGACCAAATCGAGGAGGTCATAGATACGCGATTCTTCGAATTGAATTATCTTCGCGTGTTTGTATCAAAAATCTATGAATATCGCAGAAAATATAATGTGCACCCTACAAAGAAGATCCTAGCATCCATATTAAGGACCAACTTAGAAAACTTTAATGATGGGGTACAAAAACAAGTAAGAGATTACTTTGCGCGCATTTGTATTAAAGATGTAGAAGATGGCCAGTATATCAGGGACACGAGTCTAGACTTCTGTAAAAAGCAAAAGCTTAAAGAAGCACTGATGAGAACAGTAGATCTCGTTCAGAGTTCATCTTACGACGAGGTACGCAAGGTTATCGACGACGCCTTAAAATTAGGCACTGATAATAACTTTGGTCATGACTTTCTTAAAGATTTTGAATTAAGATATGAAGTAAAAGCTCGTGATCCGATATCGACCGGCTGGGAAAAGATTGATGCGCTCACAAAAAAAGGCCTAGGCATCGGCGAACTTGGTGTGGTGATCGCTCCTACCGGCGCCGGCAAGTCCATGGTCTTGGCTCACTTAGGGGCCCATGCCATCAAGGCAGGCAGAAATGTTGTACATTATACACTAGAGCTGTCCGAGTCTGTCACCGGCCAAAGATATGACAGCTGTATTAGTAAAATACCGTTGAACTCTCTTTTCCATCAAAAATCGGAGGTGCTAGAGGCAATTAGTGATTTGGGGGGGTCTCTGATCATCAAGGAGTATCCGACTAAAACTGCATCGACTAACACAATACGAACTCACCTGGAAAAACTAAAAAAAAGAAATCACAAAGTTGACATGATTCTAGTAGATTACGCGGATCTGCTCAAGTCGGTAACAAATTTTAAAGAGAAACGTAATGAATTAGAATCTATTTATGAAAACTTGCGAGCAATTGCTCAGGAGTATAAATGCCCTATTTGGACTGCATCTCAGACAAATAGGACAGGCTTAAACGCAGAAGTTGTAACTATGGAATCTATTTCGGAAGCCTTCAATAAATGTTTTGTTGCTGATTTTATTTGCTCTGTTTCTAGGACGATTAGGGATAAAAATGCCAACACGGGACGTCTCTTCATAGCTAAAAATAGGAATGGTCCAGACGGGCTAGTATTTCCTATTTTTATGGATACCAGTAACGTAACGATTAAGGTGTTAGCTAAAGTAGATACCCCTGTTGTATCGCCGGCGATGAAGCCCGGCGACCTGGCCGACGCGTTAAAAGTGAAATATAAGGAATTTAGAAAAGCAAAAATGCAAATGCCGGAGGGGGGATTATAGATGGAGCTGCCAAATAGAATTTTATCAGATATTACAGTTCACATGAAGTACGCCAGATATCTGCCAAATTTAGAAAGACGCGAAACCTGGCAAGAGCTAGTTACTAGAAATCAAAATATGCATATCAAAAAGTATCCCGATTTAAAGGACGAAATAAAAGAAGCATATAGTTACGTCTATGAAAAAAAAGTTTTACCATCTATGCGATCCATGCAATTCGGCGGCAAGCCGATTGAAGTGGCACCTAACCGGATATATAACTGTGCTTATATGCCTATCGATCATATCGCTTCTTTTTCTGAGTGCATGTTTCTCCTTCTCGGCGGCACTGGTGTTGGATTTTCTGTCCAAAGGCATCATGTTGATAAATTACCCGAGATTCAGAAGCCAAATTCGAAAAGAACTCGAAGATTTCTTGTCGGAGATTCGATCGAAGGGTGGTCCGACGCAATAAAAGTTTTAATTCAGTCCTACTTTAAGGGTGGCTCAAAAATAAAATTTGACTTTTCTGATATCCGTCCGAAGGGAAGCAGACTAGTTACAAGTGGAGGCAAGGCTCCCGGCCCTCAGCCGCTGAAAGAATGCCTCCTTAAGATTCAAGGCATCCTTATAGAAAAGGATAATGGAGACAAGCTTGAACCTATCGAAGTACACGACATTATTTGTTATATTGCTGATGCTGTTCTTGCCGGGGGGATTCGCAGGGCTGCTCTTATTTCGCTTTTTTCCGCAGAAGATGAAGAGATGCTTGCCGCAAAGACAGGAAACTGGTGGGAAACAAATCCACAGCGAGGAAGAGCAAATAATTCCGTTGTCCTCATGCGACATTTAGTAACCCGCGACTTTTTCATGGACATCTGGGATCGCGTTAAGGAGTCTGGCTCAGGTGAGCCTGGATTTTATCTCTCGAACGATAAGGATTGGGGCACCAATCCTTGTTGCGAAATTGCCCTGAGGCCATACCAGTTTTGTAATTTGGCTGAAATTAACGTATCTGACGTGGAAACACAAGAAGAATACGAAAGCAGGGCTAAAGTTGCAGCTTTCATAGGTACATTACAGGCTGGGTATACTGATTTTCATTACTTGAGAGATGTCTGGCGTAGTACTACTGAAAAAGACGCGCTGGTCGGTGTATCTATGACTGGTGTCGCATCGGGCAAAGTCTTAAATCTGGACATGAAGGCGGCGTCAAAAGTTGTTAAATCTGAGAATCGACGTGTCGCAAAATTATTGAACATCAAGCCGGCAGCACGCACAACTTGCGTCAAACCAGCCGGCACTACTTCTTTGACATTGGGCACCTCAAGCGGGATTCACGCATGGCACAACAATTACTATATCAGAAGGATGCGTGTGGGTAAGAACGAATCCATCTACACTCATCTGGCTATTCATCATCCGGAATTACTAGAAGATGAATATTTCAGACCGCATGATACTGCTGTTATATCAGTTCCGCAGAGGGCTCCGGATGGAGCAATCACTAGATCCGAAAGCGCGCTACAACTTCTTAAGAGAATTAAGAAAGTTACGGAAGAGTGGATCCGCCCGGGCCATGGGAGAGGACAAAATACTCACAATGTGTCAGCTACAATTTCTATAAAGGACGCGGAATGGATTGATGTAGGCGAGTGGATGTGGGAAAACAGAAGCGATTATAACGGTCTTTCCGTAATCCCCTTCGCAGACCACACCTATAGGCAAGCACCGTTCGAGGATTGTTCACCTGAAAAATTTGAAGTGTTGATGAAAAGCTTAAAGGAAATTGACCTCACACAAGTAGTTGAGTTAGAAGATGACACAAATCTAACTGGAGAACTAGCATGCGCAGGCGGAGCTTGTGAAATTATTTGACGTCAAGTATATTGTTATTATATATTATATATCGTTTATAACCTAAGGAGGTATCTAATGAGTGATGTAACTACCCAGGAATATGTTGTCGAGTATATTAAAGCTGTGAAGGCAATCGAAGATGAGATGGAGCCGTATAAGGAGCACAAGAGAGATCTAAGGAAAAATTATGTGCAGAATGGCTGGCTAACCAAAGATGAAATGCGCCAAGCTGTCAGAGCTTATAGGATGCTGAGCAAAGGAGATGACCTAGATCAATTTACTGACTACTACGATTCTCTGAACAAAAAGCTGGCGGGAGTATAAAATGCTGCAGCCCCTAAATCGCTATTTGGTTGTCGAGCCAAAAGAAGATGCGGCGCCGGAAACAGCACACATTCTCATACCTGACGATGCAAGAGTCGACAATTCTAAGTTTAAACTTGTAACACTCAAAGCAGCACATATCGAATCTAGGCTAGAAAAAGGCTCACAGCTGTTGGTACTATCACACATGATAGAAGAAGCGGAGTTTTCTGGTAAAAAATACTATTTAGTACTGGAAAATCACGTAGTTGGCTTCTTGCCAAGAGAATAGAAAACATGTGAGGAGAGGAAATGAGAGCGTTAATATTACTAATTATGATGTCTGCTGCACCCATTAATGGAACAGATTACCGAATCGACGACTCAGTGCGCGGCCTGGACACAAAATATATCAAACCATTACAGCAAAACGTCGCGCAACCTATCAGTTATGATGAAATACATGATCAAGCCTTGTTTGGCTGTCCTTGGGCTAAAATGACAGACGAGAAGGAACAGATTATCAGTCAGCTAATCGAGATTGAAAAATCTTTTGGTCCGCCGGCCGGTATGAGAGGGATGCTCCTCGCCGCGGCCTGTATGGAGTCAGGCTATAACCCTGCCGCGAAGGGAGATCGCAAATTTAGTAAAACAAAAAAAACGCCAATGGCAATTGGAATATTGCAACAGTGGAAAATTTATGAAAAGATGTACCCTGGCATGGATAGAACAGACCCAGAAGAGGCAGCGACTACGTGGATGAAGCATATTGTCAAGCAACTACCCAAAGTCAAAAAGCAGTGCAGATATAAGACTGACGAGAAAAATTGGCTAGCCGCCTGGGTGACTGGGATCCGATACAAAAAAGCCGGCGGCCGCTGCAGGGAGAGGCCAAAGCATTATCGCCTTCTTAAAAAATGGCACAGAAATATTAAGCGAGATAGAGAATTTAGGCAGAATTGCGCACCTGGCGAAGATGGCTGCGGCTGCTGATTATGAGTGGGGAACTGTTGTTATCGGTGCTGATTTGGATGCTGTTAGACTCGCTTACGACAACAAATACCTACTGATCAAAAATCGCCCACCTTACCACCACTCATATGAGGATGTTGAGCAAGAGTGGGCTGAAAAAATATATCGACTTTACGAGATGGCTCTTGTTCCTTTCACAGACAAGTCTAATAACATAAGAGTATATCCAGAAGAAAAAATTCTTAAGGTTTTTACAGATCGTAACGTATACACAGTAAGATACGAAAAGCTCCATTTGTATGACGACGAGAATGTCGAAGGTGTCTCACTAGATCGAGAGCTACTTCATTACCGCGTGATTGACTGGTTCGACTGTCAAGGCCTTTATGACCTGGACTTCGATGAGATAACAACAGATGATAAATTTGTTAATATTATTAAGCTTTTTAAGACTCGACGTATCGATGGCAATCAGAGGTACCTCGACCTGTTATGTGAGTCATTTTTAAGTGATAAGCAGCTAAAAAACTTTGATTACGGCGATACAATGGCAAGGTTTAAAGTCGCCGACCTTCTCAAAGAACGAGGAGTCGCCAAACCTAGGCTGTCTCTCTGGAAAAGAGACATATATCCAGTTTACAAATGAAGAAACATCTTGCAGGAATCATTCCAGTATCAGGAATTAAATCTGATTTTAATATGCCATGGCATGCAAGTCTTATGCCAATTGGACCAAATTATCTTGCAGTTGAGCGCTCTGTACTTGAATGTGCGTACGCTGGCTGTAATACAATATGGATTGTATGCAACGACGATGTGACTCCGCTGATTAGATATCAAGTTGGCGAGATGATTCAAGATCCTGTATATAATTACAGACATTTTGAGTATAGCAAAAAAGAATTTAAGCGCCCTATCAGAATATACTATGTCCCAATCAAGATCAGGGATATAAATAAGAGAGATAACCTAGCTTGGTCAGCCATACATGGCGCGAAAATCGCCAATAAAATTTTACGAAAAATAAGTCTTCATCTGGCGCCAGATAAATTCTGGGTATCTTGGCCATATGGCTATTATCGCCCTGAAGTAATCCGCGAGGTTAGAAAAGAAATATCTACTGGCAATGTTATGCTGTGCCACAAAGGGAAAACAATTAAAGATAATATATATCTAGGCCTTACATTGGAAATGCCGCAAATAGAGAAGTTGATTATGGAATCAAAAACAAGATCTACCGGCATGTGGAAAGATCCAGAAACGAGGAAAGAGAGGTATTCAGCCGAAGACAGGTTCTCTTATAGAAATTTTACTTTACAAGAAGTGTTCGAAACTATAGATACTTCAGGTCATGAGAAGATTGAAACTGAACAATATTTTAACTTAGATAATTGGCAAGATTATTGTCGCTTCTTGTCGACGTCCCCAAATATCAAGCGCCCTAAATTATTGAAAAGCCAGGAGTGGAACGAAATTGGTCTTGATGATTGACTTTCAAATCATGATGACTATATTGTTTCTATAGAGAGGTAAACTTGGAAAGAATTAAATCTAAAATCCCCTTCGTGGGACTTCACGCGCATAGCGTTGCTGGATCCGTTTTTGACGGATTTGGGTACCCGCAAGATCACATGGACTTTGCATACCAAAACGGTATGGGCGCCTTGGCATTAACTGATCATGGCAACATGAACGGATTAGCACACCAGGTACTTCACACAAAGAAGATGAGAGCCGACGGAAAGAACTTCAAGCCGATCTTTGGTGTGGAGGCCTATTTTATACCTTCTATTGCTGAGTGGAAAGAAGAGTACGAGCGGGTTAAGGCCGACAAGAAACAGGCAAAAAAGATTATCGAAGATACCAGCAAGGTCTCCACCGAGGATGAGGGAGACTCCAAGAAGGCGTCCAAAAATAAAATCAATTCTCGAAGACATCTTGTTTTAGTCGCCCTAAACCAGACTGGTTTAAATAACATTTATAAGATTGTCTCGGATTCCCACCAAGGGGACAACTTTTATCGATACCCTAGGCTGGATTATGATCTTCTCAAAAAGTACGGTGAAGGTGTGATGGCATCCTCAGCTTGCCTTGGCGGCGTATATGCTGGAGATTACTGGGATAACTGTATATATGAAGAGTACATCGACGAGGAAACTGGCAAGACCAAGTCTCGGAAGATCGGTAAGAACGAAAAAGACATTTTAAATGCCATGCGCGAAACAACTAAACGCATGCGCGCTGCCCTGGGCGACCGATGGTTCGGCGAGCTTCAATGGAATAACATTCCTGAACAGCACGAGTTAAATCAGTATGTTATCCAGATGCATGAAGAGTTCGGTATCGAATTGATATCAACGGCAGACAGCCATTATCCTAACCCCGATGCATGGAAGGACCGCGAGCTTTATAAGAGGCTCGGATGGTTAGGAAAATCGAATAAGCCAAAATGGTTAAAGTCTGAATTGCCGGCCAGCGTCGAAGAAATGGGGATGGAGCTTTACCCGAAGAACGGCGATCAAATGTGGGAATCGTACAAAAACTTTTCGGAAGAATGTGGCGTAGAATACGACGACAGCTTGGTACATGATTCAATTGTGCGCACTCACTGGATTGCGCACGAATTAGTAGAAGACTTCATGCCGGATGACACAGTGAGGTTCCCAGAATTTATTGTGCCCGAGGGGGAAGAGGCTACGCAGGTTCTGACCAAGGAGTGTATTTCTGGTCTTCGAAAATTTTCCCTCCACGAGGACAAGGAATATGTTGAGCGTCTTAAACATGAGATCCATGTTATCGCTGACCGAGGTTTCAGCGAATACTTTCTAACTATGAAAGCAATTGCAGATAAAGCCAATGAAAATATGCTTTCTGGCCCCGGTCGAGGATCAGCAGCTGGTTCTCTTGTAGCTTATGTATTGGGCATCACACAAGTTGACCCTATCAAATATAACTTGCTATTCAGCAGGTTTTTGAGAACTGATGCCAAGGATTATCCAGATATTGATTATGATGTCAGTGATGCATTCGGCTTGAAAGAGATCTTGGCTGAGGACTGGGGCGCCACCACTGTTGTGCCCATCTCCAACTTTAACACTTTACAGCTTAGATCGCTCATCAAGGATATTGGTAAATTTTATGGGGTGCCTTTTGTGGAAGTCAACCGAGTAACTAGTCGAATGGTCAATGAGGCCGTGCCGAAGGCTAAAGCTGCACACGGAATACGTGCCGGCGTTTATGTACCGACTTTCGAGGAGTTAATGCAATATTCAGAAACCTTGCAGAACTTCCTATTCCAGTATCCTCACATTAAAACACACGTTGAAGCTTTGATGGGGCAGGTGCGATCGACTAGCCGCCATGCTGGTGGTGTTGTGATTGGCAAGGACTTAGACAAACACATGCCACTAATTTGTTCAGGAGGAGTGGTTCAAACTCCATGGTCCGAGGGGCAAAACGTGAGGCATCTAGAGCCGTTAGGTTTTATTAAGTTTGATTTGCTGGGGCTCTCTACTTTAGAAATGATTCAGTCAGCAATTGCTCATGTTCTTAAAAGGCACCACGGCGTAGAGGATCCAAATTATCAACAGATCAAGGAATATTATGACTCAACCCTCCATCCTGATGTCCTGGACCTAAAAGACGCTAAGGTGTATAAAAACATCTTCCACAAGGGTCAATTTATGGGGATATTCCAATTTACGAACGATGGCGCGCAGAAGTTCTGCAAGCGCGCAAAGCCTAATGATATTATTGATATTGCCGCTATTACTTCAATCTATCGTCCAGGCCCACTTAGTGCGGGCGTGGACAAACAATATGTTAAGAACAAGAGGAACCCGGAAGATGTGAGCTACTCTCACGCGGTTGTGCGTGACGTGACGGAAGAGACAGCGGGTTTCTTAATCTTTCAGGAACAAATTGCCTTGCTGGCTCACAAACTTGGCAAAGACATCTCACTCGACGACGCTAACAAGCTTCGCAAACTTCTAACCAAGAAAGGCACCGGCAAAGGTTCAGAGGAAAAACAAAAGATTGAGCATAAATTTACAGTTGGGTGCATGGAGAAAGGCATTGATCGGAACACAGCAGAGCATCTCTGGCAAACCTTCGAGTACTTTTCTGGTTATGGTTTCAACAAATCTCATGCCGTATCTTACTCAATTTTGTCATATCAGTGTGCTTGGCTTCTCAACTACTACCCTGAGTGTTGGGCTGCAGCTTTTCTAGATAAGGAACCAGAAACGCGCAAAGAAGCAGCAATTAGCTTGGCGCTCAAGCACGGTTTTGAAGTTGAGAATATCAACATCAATACTTCGACCACTCAATGGGAGATTGATGAATCTGGGAAGACACTTATTCAACCTCTGAATTCTATCAAAGGCTTGGGTGATAAGGCGATTGAACAGATCATCGCAAATCGTCCCTTCCAGAACGTGGAAGAGTTGCTCTTTAGCAAAGATATTGTTTATTCTAAATTAAATAAGAAAGCCTTGGATGTATTATGTCGGTCAGGAGCCCTCGACGATATCGTTGACGACAGATTTACTGGTTGCAAGCACTTTTGGATGTCGACAATCCAGGACCGCCCAAAAAACCCCAAGAAGTTAAAAGAAAATATCGAGCTTTACTCGCCAGAGGAGGATTTTTCCAAAGAAGAGAAGATAGAATATGTAACTTCTTTAACCGGATTGTTTCCTTTTGATTTGGTACTAACGAAGGGCATCCGCGATTCTATCGATCGATATCGTTGCCCGCCGCTTGGCAAGTTTGACAAGGCCCTGGGATACGCATGGTTTATTCCAAGAGAGACCATTTCCAAACAGACGAAGAACGATAAGACTTTCTGGAGGGTCAAGGTTATCGACGATACTTCAACAACGACGACTATTCGCGTCTGGGGCGTCAAAGACGACACTCCGAAGCCAGAAATAAACCGACCTTATGTAGCCAAGCTGAGTTATAATGAGGATTGGGGCTATAGTACTAGGTCATACTTGCGAGACTTTAAATTGTTAGGATAAATATGGGAAGTTTAAAAAGAAAAATTACACGCAACGCGCTCAAGGCGCAAAAAAAAGCCGAAAAAAAAGTGGCAAAAAAACTTATGATGTTCGATATATTGGACGATGAGTGTGCCGCATGTCAGGAGCCTTTCGACAAAAAGTCGAAAGAGGATGCTATGACGTGGAGTGTTGTTGTTAGAGAACAGGAAAAAGTTGTAAGATTATACTGTCCCGAATGTTGGGATAAAGCAAATAAAGTTATTGAGGAGTTTAATAATGATTTTAGAGTTCACGAAGAGACCGGGGGCGACGCCCCCTCAACGAGCGAATCCCAGTGATGCTGGCTTAGATGTTTTTTATTGCCCCAGTGATCCGGAAATTTCGCTAGTAAAGATAAAGCCTGGAGAGAATAAGATGTTACCTACTGGGCTAAAATTTGGAATTCCACATGGATACATGCTGCAGGTGTGTAATCGCGGTAGTATGGGTGCAAAAAGATCACTAGTTGTCGGCGCGCATATTATTGATAGCGGCTATGATGGAGAGGTATTTATTGATTTGCATAATATTGGCAGCGAGACACAATTCATCGAAAAAAACGCCAAGATCGCGCAACTGGTGCTCGTACCGGTAGTGCATTTCAGAGTCCGAGAAGATGAGTCTGGGCTCTTATATCATGAAGGTATTACGATTTCAAACCGAGGCAACGGCGCGCTCGGTAGCACAGACAAGGGCGCCCACCCACTAAACGATCAAGTATCAGGATTTTGAGGTTGATATGTCAGATAAAAATAAAACGATGAAATTCCTTGTGGACCCCGAACAACTTGATAGCGGCAACAAAGAATGGGAAGCGGTACCTGCTCGCGATGAAGAGCTAGAAACCTTAGTGAATTACAATTTAGACTTAGTTGACCACCCGCCCCACTACAACCAGGGTGCGTATGAGGCTATTGATGTTATAGAAGACTGGGGCCTAGATTTTCATTGTGGCAACGCCGTTAAATATATTTCCAGGCACCGTTCGAAAGGACAGCCAAAAAAAGATATCGAGAAGGCCGTGTGGTATCTACAAAGATACTTGGAGAGGATGTAAAGTGAAACAAGCTTATTCCTTTGATGATGTTCTTTTAGAACCAAAATTTAGTGATATCGACAGCAGGTGGTCCATTAATCCCGGAAATGATCTAGACAACACTACTCATTTAAAACTACCAGTAATATCAAGCCCGATGGACACAGTGACAGAAGGGCAAATGGCTATTGCCATGGCTCAACATGGTGGTTTGGGCATTATACATCGATATAATACCATACAGGAGCAAGTTTCAACTGTAACAGATTCTTTTTGCAAATATGGAAATGCGAATATATCTGCGGCCATCGGTGTCACGGGCGATTATGAAGATCGGGCATGTGCTCTTTACGATGCTGGCGTAAAAATCATTTGTATTGACGTCGCCCACGGGCATCATTCTTTAGTAAAAAATGCTTTGTCTACCATACGCAAAGTTATGGGGGACAAGGTGCATTTAATGGCTGGCAACGTTGCTACTTTAGAAGCTTTTGACGCTCTGGCTTCCTGGGGCGCTAACTCCATTCGTGTTGGGATTGGCGGAGGCTCCATCTGCTCTACAAGGCTCGTCACAGGTCATGGAATTCCAACTTTCCAGAGTATTTTGGATTGTTCCCGAACTAGTTACGACGTAAAAATAATTGCTGACGGTGGTTTTAAAACAACCGGCGACATGGTGAAGGCATATGCCGCCGGCGCAGATTTTGTAATGGTTGGGTCCATGCTAGCAGGCACCAAGGAAACTCCTGGTGAGGTTTTTGTTGGTAATTCGGGGAAAAAATACAAAGTCTATAGGGGCATGGCCAGCGCCGCGGCCCAAAATGCATGGCGTGGTTCGTCCTCGACCCCGGAAGGCGTATCCACTACAGTTCCGTATCGGGGCAGTGTTAAAGGTTTGCTTGAAAATATTGCTGGTGGCATTCGCAGCGGCCTGTCTTATTCGGGGGCACGAAGCCTGGAAGAACTTCGAAGTAAATCAACTTTTGTCCTCCAAACAAGTTCAGGGCAGGTAGAAAGCAACACCCATATTCTTTGGAGGCATAAGTAAATGAGGGATCCCACAATACCGGATACTACAGACCGAAAAAAGATTATGTTTTACGATAGCTCAGAGAGGCAAGCTAAATTAAGGATCCGCTGTGAGGTTGATAGTTTGTCACAGTCACAATTTTTTCGAATGATGGTCAGCGGCTATATCGAAAATAACGACTTAATTTATGAATTTATAAAACAATACAAGCAGGAACATAATCTCCTAGGCCAGCAAAAGAGAAATAAAATTGAGCGGATCCGAGAAAATTCGAAACAAATTGAGAATAAATTTGCTCTTAAAAGCGATGAAATAGAAGATATATTCGATATAATAGAAATGGAGACTAATTTATGAGATGTCAAGAAACTTGTAGAAAATTAAATGTGGCCTGCCCGGTGGAGGAATGCAAATATTGGATATCATACCCAGAAGAAAATAACTGTTTACACGTCGCTGTCGCCGAGAACGGCTCAATGACGCTCAGAGAGGTGGCCGATCGTTTAGGCATAAGCTACGTACGCGTTAAACAAATCCAAGACCAAGCACTAAAAAAAATAGGTCATTTATTAAAAAACGTTTCTATTTAGAGTGTATTGCAATTGCGATCTTAAGGAGATATATAATGAAAAAGCAGCTTTTAAAAGAATCAGACATTCGCAGAATGATGAAATTTGCAAACATCAGTGCCCTCAGCGATGGTTTCGTTGGTAAACTCAATGAGACTTACGGACAATATGAAGAGGAGTTGATGGAGGCTGATCCTGCTGCTGACGAGGATGAAGAATTTGACGCCTCGATCGCAGCTGCTGACGACGACACCGTTGCCCCCGCGGCCGATCCCGCCGCAGCTGAGGCGCCAATGACAGACGTCGACCCCGAGTCAGGCGCGCCAATGAGTGTTGACGCAGGAGCTACTTATCCTCCGGAGGTTCTAGCTGACGCGATTAGGGATCTTTTAGACAAGATTAATGTTGAGGTGGCGAAAATGACAGAGCCGGGCCAAGAACCCCCGACCGCCTCCGAGGTGCCTGATGAAGCTGAAGCCGCGACAGCAGACGCGGCGCCTTTGCCTGATGAAGATCCCACCGCCAGCGCAGCTGTTGACGATGAAGATCTCCCTGTGCCCACGGACCTGGCAGCTGAAAACATTGAATTAGAAGAGGATGAGGCCCTAGGAGAGGGTTTCGTTAACGAGGTTACAAGACGTGTTGCTCGGCGCTTGATTCGCGCTTCGAAGATCTCGAATAGAAGGTAAAGAGTACAAGATTTAAAAGCATGCATGGCAGGGGGCAACCTCTGCCTTTTTTTTTGGAGTTAAAATGGAATACGATGTATGGAAGGCCTTTATGTTCTTCTTTTGTGGCGCCCTAGCGTACGCTTTTGCGGTACGAGTATTTAAAATTTATGTTAAAACTTTGTTCTATAAAATAACGTTTATAAACTGTTTGTCTGCACTTAAGTTCGTCGATGGCATTTCACAAAAATTAATTAATTCGTGCGAAGACACCTCGCCGGAGGATACACGAAAAGCTTTTGAACACTGGAGGGCCCTTTCGATGCTCTCACTTCGAAGCCACTTACCAGATCAAGTATGGCGCCAGCTAGCAATTGCAGACTGGCACAGCGCGATGAAACTGTTATCTAATTTAGAAGAAAAAGGAGTTCTAGATGAACAAGCTTAACGATGATAAACGTGAGATTGACGACCCGCCTCCCGAGGAGGAAGAGAATTCGGCGGATTTGGCTTCCATGTTGGGGCTGGTAACCTCCAAGCCAGAGCTAAGAGTTACAGGCATTTATGGAGATATAAATGAAGAAAGGTGCTCGGAAACTGTTTATGGCTTGCTAGCGCTTAGTCAACCGGCCACAGAAGAAGGTGAAGAAGACCAGGAGCCTCCCGATCCAATTGAGTTTTATATTTCGACATATGGAGGACAGGCTTCTGAAATGTTCGCTGTATACGATTTGATGCGAGTTGTTAGGGAGAACACCCCTATCCATACTCACGGCATAGGAAAGGTGATGTCAGCCGGCGTCTTATTATTAGCGGCCGGCACTAAGGGCGCGCGCAGAGTTGGAAGGAACTGCAGAGTCATGATCCACGGTGTGATATCGGGCCAGCACGGCCATATAGCGGACGTCGAAAATGAGTTCTCTGAGGCAAAAATGACTCAAAAGCTTTATGTACGCGCCTTAGTTCAAGAGACCAACATGACAGAGAAAGAGATTAGAAGAATGATGAATAAGAAGACCAATGTTTATATTGACGCCGAAAAAGCAGTTGAGTTAGGGATTGCAGATATAGTATTCTAATTATAAAGAGGTATGTTATGAACAAAAAAGAATTAAAATATATCAAAGAAGCTTATTACAAGCCAAAAATTAATCTTAAGATGATTATGGAAATGCTCGAAGAGGTCGAAAGTGAATCGGCTGAATCTGAGACTCCTAAATTTAGCGCAGCAAGGTTTTATAAAACTGCTTTGAAGTCCTTTCAAGCTCCAACCGAGCAAGCAGGCGAATTAGGCACGGAAGAAAGACAGAACTTTCAGAAATATATAACTAGAAATGTCAGAGGTTCAACTTTATCAGAAAAGATCAAGTCGATCAATGCCATTGTTGCAGGAGGACAGACAAACAAAGAACCCAAGATATCTGAAATTATGGGTACCCTTGGCGCTGTAAAGATGTTACAGCAAACTTTAGATGATTTCAACGAATCAACTGCTGGATTTCTTTTTGAGGCTTTCTTGTCTGGGCTTCTTCAGGGAGTACAGGTCACCGACCGCGTAGGTGGCACGCTACCAATTGAAGACTGTATGTTCTTTGTAGACCCAAAAACAGGAGAGGGAGGTCAGCCAGTAAGTCTTAAATTACTATCGCCGACAACACAAATTCACGGTAGCCTCGAAAACTTGTTGGGCTTTTTTCAAAGGCCAGAGATTGCTGCAGTCGCAGAACAAAAGGGAATTGAGTATATTGTAGCTACCAAAACACCAAAAAATGAGCTAGATATATATTCTTTCAATATCAAGCCCAGCAACTTCTTTTACTGGATTGAGGAGCACAATTTTGACTTCAGCCGTACCGGCGAAATGTTGGAAGAACAGCTTCTAAGAGAACAAAAAAGCCCCGAAGAGATCGAAGTATCGCGACAAAAGTGGGAAAAGTTCTTTCTTCAAAGAGCCCCTATGTTTGGTTTAGATCCTGGCGAGATCAACTTCAATTACGAATGGGGATCTGCTTCCGCTGACTGGAGAAAGATTGTAAAACAACCTCGCACCGCGCGCGCTGTACGAAAAGCAGTAGCTGAAATAATTTTAAGCGATGTTGCTAAAACAAAATTTGAAAGATGGAAGAGAAGCAAACTGAAGGTGCCTTCTAACACGGCACATCTAGAATCAGCGATCGTCAAAAATGATAAGGGAGAAAAAGTTGTCTTATCGATGGCGAATCTTGAAGAGCAGTTTAGGATCGGTGACGAAGAAACTGCCCACCGCGCTGCCGGCCAACTGGCCGTCATCGGCAGAAACCGGCTGTCTGCCTATTTCGACTCAATCGAACACGTCGGTGAGCGAGTCGACGAAGCCGCCATACATATTCAGCGCTGGTGGGCTGTTAATAAGAAAGGAGGTCAGTCTATCGAGTCTGATGCAGTTGCGGGTATTCAAACGAGTGTTACCCGGGCTGAAGATGATGAAGATGCTCTTCCCGTGACACCAGAAGATGTAATTAGGTGGGCTGCAACACTTCAAGGCATGCTCACTACTAAGCAGTTTCATATTAAACCTGTAAGAGTCAGGTCTGAAGGTACAATTTACGGTACAATAAATGTTGATAAGAAAAAGATCTATAGATCTCTTCAGCAGTACAGCAGGCAGCTGGAAGTACTATGTGCACCGTTATATGAAGAACTTGAGAACCTTTCAAGGTTTATAAATGGCTATTTCTTACAGAACAGAGTTGGGGACGCATTCAAAGCGCAAGCAACAGCGCAAAAGATGGCCCAACACACCGATAAACTGGCACAAAAAGCTGAAAAATAGCTTAAATAAGATATTGACTTAACTTATAATGTTATTATTATATATTCAAAGAGGTACACGTGTCCAAAGAATATGCTTCTAGCGAAGCGCTTCAAAAAAAGATATCAGCCGGAGTTAATAAACTGGCCGATAATGTTGCTGCCACCCTGGGCCCAAAGGGCCGGAATGTCATCTTATCCAGGTCGGGATCCCGCCCCATAGTAACTAAGGATGGCGTTTCGGTGGCTAAATTTACTGATTTTGCTGATCCCTTTGAGAATGCCGCGGCACAGCTACTGAAGCAGGCGGCTTCTGAGACTAACAGTGTTGCTGGGGATGGTACTACGACGTCTACTGTCATAGCTCGCGATTTATATACGAGAAGTCAAAAATATTTAGTGGCCGGTAGCTCCCCGATCGAACTGAAGAGAGGCATGGATAAGGCTGCAGAGAAAGTGGTTGAAAAAATAAAATCAATGTCTCGCGATGTCGCCTCAAAGGAAGATATTGAACATATTGCTACGATATCAGCTAACGGCGATAAGGCAATCGGTGCCCTGATAGCGACCGCAGCCGATCAGGCCGGCCATGACGGCGCCATCACAGTTGAGGAGGGCAGGGCCTTCGAAACCAGCTTGGATGTTATTGAGGGCTTCAGGCTTAATTCGGGATATTTTGCGCAAGCCTTCGTTACAAACGAGAGGAGAAACGCGGTTGAGTATGGTGAGAGTCTTATCCTTGTGACTGATTACAAAATTGATGCAGTCCAGGATATCCTCCCCACCTTGGAATTGGCGGCTAGAGAAAACAAACCTTTTGTGATTGTTGCGGAGCACGTAGAGGGTCAAGCTCTTGCTGCTCTGATAATGAACACAGTTAGAGGATCTATGAAGGTGGTGGCTGTAAAGGCGCCAGGGTATGGACAAGAACGGCGCAGTGTAATGGAAGACTTGTGTCTCTCAGTGGGCGCCACCTTCGTGAGCAGGTCTTCTGGCAAATCTCTATCAGACGTGGCTTTGACTGACTTAGGCTCGTGCAAAAAGGTCGAAGTACTAAAGAACCATACTACATTTGTTGGCGGCTTGGCGGACTGGGATAAGATTGACTTAAGAATCGAAACAATCAAATCTGAGATAAAGCAGACAGAAGATATGGAGGAGTGCCGGAAACTGCAAGAAAGAATTGTACGCCTCTCTAGTGGCGTTGCCATAATAAAGGTAGGCGGAGTAACTGAGGTGGAGATGATAGAAAAAAAACATCGCATTGAAGATGCGCTTGAGGCAGTAAAGTCTGCCCAGTCCGAGGGTATCGTGCCCGGCGGTGGTCGCACGCTGCTAGCATGCAGTAACTTTGAAATAGAACCTGAGAACGAAGATCAGGAGATAGGCTCAAATATTGTCAGGGCAGCGCTCCGCGCCCCGATTCGCCAGATGGCAGTTAACGCCGGCGTAAGCGCTGATTTGATAGTCGACAAAATTATGTCGGCTGAAGAGAATCTAGGGTGGGATTTCAAAAACAACGAGATGGTGGATATGATGGAAGCCGGTATTGTCGACCCCGCTAAGGTTACGCGCGCCGCCCTGCAAAACGCAGTCTCCGTTGCATCGATGCTAATAACGACCGAAAGCGCGATCGTAGAGGTTAAGCATGAAAGTTAAAGTTTCTTATACAATGGATCTAGAGGAGATACCAAATTTGCTAGCAAGTCTTATAGGGGATTGCCATGAGATCCTCCAGCAGCAGTTACACACGCTGAAGAAAGCGGGCCACAACTCCGAAAGAATGATCGAGGATATTGACTCCGTACGGAAGGATTTATCGCTGGTCGACTCAAAGCTTGAAGATTATGAACAGCTGGCGACGGGTTATCACAACACGCTCCACGCTACATCTTTAGCAGAGGGCCTAGAACCCACGGTTCCTCACGAAGAACCGGCCGGCCAAGATTCTCATGAGGGCTAAAGCTGGGGACTTAATATACGTTCCATCGGAGGTATTATTATATGTATCCGCGTCTGGAGATTCCAGGGCGGTAAAGGAATGGAGAAAAACCGTTAAGCCAGAACACCTTTTGATAACAAAAGTTTACGACGGAACGTATGAGGTACTATACGAAAATAAATATTGGCTTGTAGAGAAGAGTAAAGTGTATAAATAACAAAAGGAGTTATTATGATTCGATGTACAGAGATTTTTGGTCGACCGCTTGAGTACGACCCTGCAATTGAAATGGTAAAAGAAGGATTTTCACTTAGAGAAGTTTTTCTCAACCCCAAATATATTTTAAAACTGAAAGAGGACGAAGCTTTACACCAAAAGGCACAGAAAAAAACTCTAGTTGACGGGTTAAGAAAAGATTTGCGCTTTACTCAGATTATGCTGAACGCGGGCTCTAGTACACAGGTGCTAACCGTCGTTGGCGATATGTCGGAGATTGCTAGGAAACTGGCAGGTAAAACAGTTAAAACAGCAGCTCTCAAATGAGATATATAATGTTTGCCAAAAGCTGCTGCCCTTATTGCAAGATGGCCCAAGATCTTCTAAACGAAAGAGAATTGGATTGTAGCGTAGTGGATTTTGAAAATTCTCAAGATTCAGTTTTAAGCGAAATAAAGGGCGCCTATGAATGGGCGACTGTACCGATGATCTTTCTTAGGCACGGAGATAACATAGAATTTATTGGCGGGTTTTCAGATCTCAAGAAGCATTTGGGTGGAGATGGATGAAAAAAATAAGAGTCGAGTATACACGATAGCCATCGAGTATCTTTATCAACTTCTAGAAGAAAGCGATAAACAAATTAATGTATCGGAAGACATGTTGCAGGACATGTTCGCGAATCCTCCGAAGAATTCAAACTTGCTTTCTTCCGTTGTGGAAATCCTGTGGCTCAATTACACAATTGTCAAAGTGCTGGATGAAGAAATTGACACCGCGGTCATACGCAAAAACGACTCAACAGGGGAAGACGAATTTATGCTAGCCGAGACTACAATGTGGCATCTAGAGCAGCTTTTGTTGGCTAGGTGGCAAGCTAACCTCTCACTAACGAAACTATCTTATTCAGTGAGCCTGCATTAATGAAGATTACAGTTGGATTATTATTTTTTACAATTGGGAATATTCTAGCTTGGTTCCAGTTCAATTCTCAATTTGTGTGGGAATGGTGGAGAGACAAGCCGATAGTTTCAAGCTTGTTATTCGGGCCACTAGTTGGGGTCTGCTTTTGGTATGCAGTCAAAAATATTGTCAGCGAGACTAGCGAGTTGTGGGCTTCAAAGTTAATTGGTTTCGGGGTCTCGAACTTTATTTTTGCTATATTAACGTATGTTTTTTTACGAGAAAGCATCCTCACAACCAAAACTATGCTCTGCCTTTGCTTAGCCGGTTTAATAATCGCAATACAGATTTTTTGGGATGGCAATGGTTTCTTCTCTTGACTAAGAAAAAATAGTGATTATTGTTTTATCAGGTGTGAATTCGCTGGTAAGGAGTTCGCGCTATAACTTGCTTAATAAGGAGAAAATATTATGACTACACTTACTACCTATAGACCGAGCCTTTTAGGGCGGAATGTATTTGAGGATTTATTTGACGCCATGGACTTTCCTGCGTTACTAAATAGGACCACGCAGGGCTATCCTGTTGCGGATATCTACAAGGGCGATGATGGATCGACTATTATGGAATTTGCCCTGGCGGGTTTTCGAAAAGAAAACCTGCACGTTGAGATTCTTCCTGAGAAGAGGGAGGTCCATGTCAGCGCGGACTCTCATGGGGACGAAGAAAACGCGACTTCCCGAAGGATCGCGCGCCGCGCGTTTCATAAAACTTTTGTGAATTACGATAGCGATTTAGACTTGGCCAGCGCTAAGGCTAGCTACGACAACGGATTGTTGCGTATTAACTTACCGGCCAAGCCTGAATCGCAGCCTTTGCGTGTCGAAATTAAATAATTTTTAATTTCTTTGAGTTTGCCCCCCTGTAGCTATAATTACTTATAACAGCTAATGTTTACAGGGGGGCTAATAAAGTTGCCATACACGTATGTATCAGATAAAGACAAGCTCTCAAAACCGTGCACGCCCTGCGATTTTAAAATGGATGGTATACGAATAGGGAATAAACTTCTTGAGACCTTGGCACGAGAATCCGACGCCATCGGATTGGCCGCTAATCAGGTAGGGATCGATGCATCAGTTTGTGTTGTGAAAGTTGTGAAACCCTTCATCCTCATAAACCCAAAGATAGTTGGAAAATTTGGCAAAAGTTTCTTTCAAGAAGGTTGTCTTTCGTTCAAGGGTGACTATGTTTTAACTGAAAGATGGACAGATATCGTAGTTGCGGACGATAACCACCCTAATCAGTTGTTCTTCTCTTTCGAGAAGAATGCGTTGGAGTGTGTATGCGTTCAACACGAAATCGATCATTTAAATGGAATCACGATGTTTGATCGTGCTGTAGACAAGGAGTTATTTAATGTCTAGATTTTATGGGAGTATTAGTACACCCCCCACCAATAAAAAGAAAACCGTACAAGGCAGTGGAGCTTACACAAAGAAGTCTCATTCTGGAGGCGAAACCTTCCACGGTGGGCAGAGAGCCGGCTCTCCACCTCCTGCCCGTCACCGCCGCAAGAAGCCCTCAAGAGGGCAAGGCGGATGACCGACGCACCCCAGCCTCTATGGAAAGAAATACCTCTTCCCTCTATAGAACAGAGAAGATTTTTCGAGGAGTGGGTAAAACAAAGAGAAGAGGAAGAAAAACAACGCGAAGAAAAAGATCTCAACCGCGTGATAGTTGTTGATATATAGGAGATATAACTATGAGAGTATACGTTCCCAACAAGAAGGAACATATAATTAATGAAGTGCTTCAAGAGCTTTATATGCTTAAGAAATCAATTGACTATGGATCTGGTACCCCAGACAGTAGGATGGGGATGGTTGACAAAGTTAGAGATAAGCTGAAAACTCTCTTGAACGAGTGGAAAGAAATAGAGTAAATTAGAGTAATTTTATTTTATCTTTTTAAGATGGTGAATATATTTATAGTTCATAATTTAAAAGGAGTATGATTATGAAGATTTTGTTTGCAATGATTTTGCTAATGATTGTGGCCATTTATGGTTGCGCTACGGATGATTCGCCTGTTCTGGAACAGAACACCAGCGATGTTGTGGAGATCGGAGATATCACAGTTGAGGATGTCGAAGAACTTATGGCTTCTGATGCAGAAGTTTCTCTTGACGATGCTGACACTGTTCCTACAGTAGAGGAAGACGTAGAAAACTAAAACTTAAGTTTTGTGCGCCATTTCGGCGCTTTTTTGGCCCTGTGGTGGAATTGGCATACACATCAGACTTAAAATCTGACGCCTGAACTGGGCTTGCGGGTTCGAGTCCCGCTGGGGCCACCAGAATACTATATAAGGAGTAGAATTGTGAGTAATATGCATCATTTAGAGAGCGACAAGCTCTTTACAAGGATTATGATTGGTTTGACCATCGGTACTATAATTTTTGTAGTATTTGGGCTATAATCTTACGCACCCGTAGCTCAGCTATAGTGCCGTATGCGATGACAGTTTGCACATAATAGAGCGCATTTATCAAGCTCTTTGTAAAGCTTGTCATCGCCTACAAGTCGCATCTTGTTCCAACTGAACTCTTTTTGAGTTGGGTCTAGGTGGTGAAATTCGAACACAGGCATAGGGTATGTTGAATTACAATCTTCACACTTACCACCTTTGTACTCGACAGCGATCTTTTTACGCTGCACCCAGCGTTTTTGACAATAACTATTATGACAACTTTTGCATTTAGATTGAAGTCTTGTGGCAGTTTTACGATAGAACTGAGACTCGTCTAGGCTTTTTTTACAATCTGAACAAGTTTTCATTTATTTTTCCTTTTGGGTGATTATAATAAACATATGGGTCCATGGTGAAAGGGATATCACAGTAGACTTCTAATCTTCTATTCTAGGTTCGAGTCCTGGTGGACCTGCCATATATTATAAATAGTTGGATAGTATAAAAAATACTATCCACAGCAGTATTAGGAAAACAAAGTGGGTCAAAGTAAAAACAATTACCAGCACAACGACGACGGAACAACGCACATCTTTTTAGAGACTAAGAATAAGCGCTTCCCGGGTAAGCACACAATTATTATAGACACAGAGGACTGGGAGGAGGTTAAGGAGTATAGCTGGCGCATTCACGGAAACAAGGCGACTAGTTATCCCTATGCTCAGACTAGCATCCCCAATCTAGAGGGAGGATGGACATATATCAACGCCACTACAAAAAATGGCTCTAAGAGAAGAGAGAAGAGAAAGCGAGTAACAACACTTCCACTACATCATATTATAATCGGAAAGCCACCCAAAGGAAAGATGGTTGATCATATAGATCGGAACGGCTTGAATAATAGAAGAGAGAATTTAAGGCTAACAACTAACAGTCAGAACCAACGAAATTCCAAAGGATCCTCAAAGTCCTCGCAGTACAAGGGGGTTTATCGGGATATATCAAATAATAAATGGGCAGCCAATATTGGACATGAAGGAAAGGTGATCTACATCGGCTCTTTCACCTGTGAGAAAGAAGCTGCTCTAGCTTATAATAAAAAAGCTTTAGAATTATGGGGAGATGAACACGCTTTCATGAACAAAGTAGAACAAGACGGTTAGCCGTAGGTCACAGGTTCGAATCCTGTCGGGCGTACCACGCATTTCCTACTATTTACTATGAGTGAAAGTAGGAGACCTAGTTAAGCTGAATATTCATTCGCATTTTACCAGTGGTATAAATGATATCATTGGTATACCTTTCGAGACATTTGGTGTCGTACTGCAGAAAAGGGGTGATGTATATAGTGTTATGTTCCCTACAGCTAGAGGTAATCAAATTCGAAGTTTTATGATTCAGGATTTAGAAATTGTGAGCGAGAGTGAATGAAAGATTTTAAACCAGCACTGAAGTTTTTTGCGCTTGACATGCTGCTAATTGTTGCTATGGTTTTGTTATACCATATGTGTTATTAATATGAAAGGCAATAAACTAATATATTCCAACTATAAGAAGGATCGAATTAAAGGCTACAAAAAGCTCTTTAAGGAGCAGGAGAAATATTACGAGCCGCCCAAAAAAATAGCTCAGGGCATTGTTGAGGCGATGACCGCGCAAGGCTATGAGATCAAATTGGATGAGGCCATCGCGTATATGAACTCCTCTTACGCTGTGTTCGATCGCAGTTACTATGAGAGTTCTCGTTAGTTTACCTTACTTTAGCACTATTTATTATTGATGTATTTACCATTAACAGGTTACACGAAAAATAATAAAAGAGGTGCTAAGATGAAAGTTGGATCGGTTGCTTCACAAATTGTGACACCGTCCCGTCCAGGACAGGGTGTACAAACACAAAACCAAGAAGTAAATAATCAACAAAACAACAGACAGCCTGCCCAGCAAGAACAAGAGTCTGTTACGAGCGAGAAGTATAACTGCCACAACTCCAAGTCTGGTATGAGCACAGAGGATTTTTTGCAGCTGCATAATTCCAGTGCCGAGGACATGCTCGACGCTGTTAAAGACGTCATGGCCCTCAAGGTTATGGAGAAGACTTTGGAAGTTATTGATAAGATAGTTTCGGATTGACTGATGGAGATAGGCGACCTAGTGACAGACAAAACGATGCCCGGGTCACGAGGCATTATTGTCGAGATTAAGTCGACAAGAAATGCGAAGTCTAAAACCACATATATAACTTATCTTGTTCATTGGTTTGATACTGAATTCAAATCGACGCATGGGCCAAATCAATTAGCGTTAATTAGTTGATTCATTATCAATAAAAATAACTATTTAATATTATGAAGATGCAAAAGCTTTTCGAGAGTTGGAATAAGTTTAAATCTGATGTACTCATAGAAAATGTTCTTAATGAGGTTTCTTATGAGTTTTCTGAACACATTGAGGACTGGCTAGCCAACAATGGTGGCGAGCTTAATCTCCCGTTCAGTGATCTTTTTGACGGCAAAACACGCACGGTTGTTCCGCTAGGCCCAACCATGCAACCGGGCTCAAAAATATATCGACTAATTAGATGGCTAGAAGAACAGGGTTACGAAGTTGATTTTGGTTCTGGTCTTGTAACAAAAGAGTTCGAAAGTTACACAGGGAATCCAAACGACCCTAACACTAAGAAGATAATGCGTAAGAAGCAGCAGAAGATTGGCAAAGTCTTGCAGCGCGCGGCAGCTTTGAACAAGAGGATTGACGATAGTAGACAAGATGCCAACACGGCCCGTCAGAAGTTTTACGCCGATGCACCACCCTATACCGGAGGCGCGCGACCCAACGTATCAGAAGACGAGGCTTACAAGAAAGCTAATCTAGAAGTCGAGAAAGCACAGGCAGAATACAAGAAACACTTTAAGTATGAAGCTTATGGCACTACCTTGTACGAGTTTGTCGAGTTTTGGAATAAAGAGTCAAGGTATTTTCGTGAGAACCCAGAAGAGATGATGACAGACTACTCTGTTGTTATTTCCCGCCATCCAGTCGACGTATTAAGAATGTCTGACCATGGAAACATAAGCTCCTGCCATTCAGAAGGCAACTCACATTTTCACTGTGCAGTCAAAGAAGCTAAAGGTGCAGGCTCCGTTGCTTACATAGTTGAGACTGCAGATTTGGACCAGATCGATTTGGAGGACGGTGAGATATTCGAGGATGACGATCGTGGAATCGACGGCATCGAGCCAGTCGGAAGAGTGAGACTCCGAAAGTTTGATAAGACCGGCACTTTTACATCTGATAACAAGTATTCTCTTCTCATGCCCGAAAAAAGAATCTATGGTCAAGACATGCCAGGATTCTATGAAGCTATTAGAGATTGGGCGTTAGAATCCCAAAAAGATAAGTGGTCTGAAGCGCTGAAAGAAGATGGTACTATGGATCCTGACTACCTCAGGGATTTTGTGCTCAAAGGCGCTCAATATCAGGACTCGAACGCGCGCTCTATTTTTAAGTCGGTCTTTAAAGACCATGGTGGCGAAGGCTTCGAACACGCTGAAGGAGGCGCCTGGCAAGACGATCAAGAAGAAGAAGAGCGCCTTGTCCGTGGCCTCGATGCTCTGATTGAAGAGATCGACGACCATGTTTATAATATGGAGCGTGAAGGGGAAAACCACGCTGGTTCGGTCGATGACGGCGGAGTGTATGTAAGGAGTTTTGACTGGCAAGTTGTAGACCCGCAAAGGATTGGATATGGTGACGAAGAGTGGAACCAAGAGAAAACTTACGAATGGGCAGAAATGGGTGGGCTACAAGATGCTCCCGACGATGGGCCTCAGGTTTATTCCTCGGCTGAGTGTGTGATTCGGATCATGCTCAATGGTGACAAAGCTGAGGATTTTCCAAGTGATCACAATGCAGGCGCTCTCGGCGGGCTTGAAAAGCTCACCAACACAATGAGAGAAGTGGTGGATTTTGCAGCCGACAATAGTGGCTGGGGCCACTCTCTAAGTGACTACGACATTGAGGGCCCGGATTACGAGGACTACATAGAGTTTATTGCTA